AGTTCGGGCGGTGCCTTGTAGACCATTGTCTCGCGCAGCTCCGCCAGCATGGCGTCTAACCTTGACCGGACGATGACACGCATTAGCGCCCGTTTGCCGATCGATTCCGTGCCTGTGTAGACCTGCTGCGCTTCCGCTTCCTGCTGGATAAACACCTTGCCGATCTTGTCGTATTCGTCCATCAGAGCGCCTAAGTCGGTGCCGATCTGGATGAACACGTCGTTCGGGTCTGCCCTGCCAATTTCCTGAACCCGCTGTACTTCTTCGTTGTACTGGATCTTTTGCGCGTTGGTCGGGTTCTTGATCTTCCCGAACTGCGACTTCAGATCATCCAGTACATCCTTAACCTCGCCTGCGGCGCCCTTGATGTCCTTGTAGAGCTGACATCCCTTCTTGACTGCAGCCACTGCCGCGTTGGCTGCGGCCAGAAGGGTGAGCGGGTCAATTTATTCCTCCATATCAACAGGTTCTGCCACAGGCACCGGCGGCTCTGACACGCCTGCACGATACGCGCCTCTGGCTGCGCCTGTCATAAGATTGCTTGTTGCTTCAGCAACCCAATCTAAGCCGTATTTCTTGCCGATTCGCACAGCTTCGTTAATCTTATTTGGGTCAAACGCGCCATCTTTCTTTGGTAAAGATGCAAAAATCTTCTGCGCGTCCGCTGGATTTAGCAAAATATTCTTGAGTTTTTCCTCTGTAGACCTAGCCACGCTGCCGGCCCACCATTTACTAATCAACGATGTCATGGCGTAGAATTTACCCGATACCGGGTTATTAAAACGCGACAAAATCATTTCAGGTGGTATGCCAAGCGCCTCCTCAATCGGTGTCTTAGGTATCGTCTCACCACGGAAAGACACGTCAGACGGATCTCGGTTCAAGCGTTGGGCCACCTCTACAAAATCACCAACTTTCTGCGCATAGGTTGGGCCAAAGACGCGGTTGAACACAGCTGCTTTTGTACGGTCAGACAGCATGGCTTTTGGATTGCTGGCAGTAAGCAAATCGTCCAACATGAACGCGCGAACCGCGTTGATAGCGTCTGTGTTACCGCCGTACTGTTTTAAGAATCGATTAGTAAAATCAAGATCACCATATAGCTTAGCCACCAAATCGCCAGCATTAGCAAACCCGCCTTCACGAACGACTTGGTTGCCTGTTACACGCCGGAAATTAGCATCCAGCGCTGTGCGACGATTGATCAGTTGTTGCACATCGTTAACCGAATTGCGCAGCTCAGCTTCCAAACCGGAAATAGACGCCATCTTGGTTGCGTTTTTAGCCAACCACTTATTCGCCGCTCTAGGATCAAGAACGCCATCTTTCACCGCTGCTGTAGTGAAGCTGTCGTAGAACGCATCGCGTGCCAGACGTTCACCTTCAGCGCCTGTTGCGCGGATCAATTCATCGACGTTCGTGCGGTTGCCAATAATGGCTGGCGCCACCTGTTCAACAAACTTTTTGCGGTCGATATTTTTGATGGTTTCGCTGTTGTACGGCAAACCAACACGCTGCAAATAAGCGTTATCTGCGTTGCGGTAAGCGTTAACAAATTCAGGGTTAAGATTATCGATATGTCCTGAGACTTTCTCTTTGAGCATAGTCAGGAATCGAATCTGATCCGTGTTGTTGGTCGTGCGCAAATCAGCGTTAATACGGCGTTTCAATGAATCCAACGCTTCAGGACTGACGTCCGAGAACTCCACGCCGCCAGGCGTGGCAGGACGACCTTCTGCAGTCAAAATGGCGCTTGGTTCTGTAGTCTTAGGGCGGAATCGTTTCTCAACTAAGCTATACAGCACGGGAAACTTGTTGAATATTTCTTTGTTGGTCTGACTTGTAACGAACGAATAAATATCGTCTACCGCTGTCGCAGGCAGCACGACGTTATTCTTGGCTGCCAGATCAAACGCTTCTTTGTATAGTGGTTTAGTAGATTCGCGAGCTGCTTTCTCTTTTTGGTTAAGCAAGGCTTCAACCCGCGTACCAAACGTTGTAGGGTCAATAGATTGACCTTTGTAAGCGTCAGCGATTTGCTGATCTAAATTGCGAACTTGTCTTGCTACTGACTTTTCAGTAGCCCTTGCTTGCGCAGCAGTGTCGGCACGGGATACGCCGGTCAGCTGTACTTTGCTTGGATCTCCAAACAAACGAATCTGATTTTCCCGCAATGCTTGTTTGGCGGCCTCAAACTGCGAACCATACAGCGCTTGAAACTTAGGGTCGCGCGAAGACAAGTTTTGGATAAAACTGTTGATGACGGGGTTGTCCATCAACAGCGCGTTCAATGGCAATTGCACGGACGGCGCGCCTGGCGCTTTAAGCGACACGCTCTGCTGTGCTTTAGCGGCTTTCTCCAGCACAGTCATGAAGTTAGGATCAGCGGCTGCGGCAGCGGCAAAGATGTTGTTAATCCGCGTATTGACGTCGCGCATCATCTCGTCTTGCGGCACTGTACCCGTCAAATCTTTAACTTTTTTATTGGCAGCAGATAAACCTTTACCCGTTAAATCAACTAGACGACGGCTTTGACCCAAGGCGTAACTTGTTCCTGCACCACCTAGTAAACCACCGACAATATCCGCACCGGGTAAGTTAGTCGCACGTCCAAGTTCGACGCCAGCTTGGGCTCCTGTACCGATGCCAAACTGTTCAACCGGCGCGCCTACAACACGCGCAAATGGACCACGAAATAAACCCGTGCCGCCAAGCATATAACTAAACGGATCCGTCACTGCCTGAACACCACCACCAAAAATAGCTTCGCCGGTAGTTGAAGGTTGCACGCCTGTGCTACCCAGCATTTCCATCAATGGTTTGCGAACGGCTGCCTCACCCTGCGCGAATGCTTCGCCAGCCGTAGCAAATCTTGGTTGTTTCTGGCTAACATATCCACTAGGGCTAATCGGGTTGATCCCGTAATTAGATAAAATATTTCCAAAGCCAGACAATAAGGCGGGCGTGTTAGTTAAGCCACGACGCGCTTCTTCAGCCGTTAAATCGGTTAGCGTAGGCGCAAAAGGTTGACGACGTGGGCCGGCCAACGCTTGTCTAGCTTCCTCTTCCGTAATAAGCCCACCTGCAACTGCACGGCGCATAAGTTCGGTTTGCGTCGTGCCTTCAGGCACGCCTTCTACAACTACGCCATTAGGGAGTGTGACGTCCATTGCACATCCTTATTACTTAGGTAACGCGTTATATGGAACCGCTTTTTTAGGCGGGGGTTTAGCCCCACCGCCACCCGCGCCAGTAATTTCAGGGAAATTAAACGCCATGTTGATATCTTGATCTGAATAACCCGCACGGAGTCCAAGTTGCCGCTGAACTGCCAATTCATCTTGGGCTTTCTTACGCGCTACAGATCGAATAGCTTGCAACGTGGCTTTTATTTTACGCTGAGTATCTACAGTTGGAGTGCCGGTAAACAACGTCGATGTAGCGTCAAAAAATCCGCCAATAAGCGATGGATCCCCACCCGCTTGTTCTATATCACGGCGGCTTAATGTGCTATCACCCAAAGCCCTAGCCAATTGAACGCGCGCTGCGTTAAAGGAGGTGAAATTATTACTCTTTATTGAATCATTAATATTTTGCAATGCCGCATCAGCAGCGTTAACCGTAGTTCTAAACGGCTTAATAGACTCGCCAACTTCATTGCGAAATTTACCAATGCCCGTCAAACCGTCTTTACCTTGACCGGGCATAATATTTTTAACTTCAACTGTAGTTTTACCTGGCGGCTCAACAGAACCGTAATAGGACACTTCTTTACCATCACGTAATACATACTGCGTTTTGTTTGTTTTATTAGAATATACTTTTAGACCAGCTGGTAGCCCTTCTTTATTACCGGCGACTGTCTCGCCAATAGTTACAATCTGATCTCTTTCCTCTTTACCCGCCAATTCTTTGGCGATGTACGCATCCATCTTAGAATTCCATTCGCTAGATCCTGGGTCTATACCCTTATCTATCAAAAGTTGCCCGAATGCGCTTACTTTATTTTTACCTGCGCCGCCGCCCAAGAACTCAATTTGTTCTTGATAAGATTTATATTCAGGCGAATCTTTTTCGAGACCTGCCTGCAACTCTTTAAGTCGTACAATTTCACTGTTAATAACTAATTTCTCGATTTGTCTACCGCCGGGCAGTTTACCGGCGATCATTTTATCCATTACATCCGCATAAGCTGGTGATCCTGGTATGTAGCCAGCGTCAATCGCCAATTGTGCTTCTGGGCTTCGTTTTTCGCCGTCTTTTTTACTGACTAAACTATCCAATATCTTTCCATATTCGGTCTTAAACTCAGGAGAATCAGTGGAAAGATTTGGATATCTGGCAAGGGTGATGTCATACGCATTTCGTTGCGCTTCTGTCTTAGACTCTGGCTTATCTTTAAGCAGTAGGCTTTGCAGGTTAGTAGCAAGAAATCCTTGGAATTCTTGTGATTCAGTATCAAGAGTTGGGTTTTGCGCAACAGTAAGTTGAAACGCATTTTTATACGCTTCAGTATCCGATTTCGCGCGGCCTGTTTTTTGCAAGCGAATTTTTTCGTCCTCTAACGATTTCCACTCAATACTTTCTGGATCCAAATTAGCCTGTAGCAGCGTAATTTCTCTGATACGCGCTGCTTCTTGAATCCCCGCAGGCAACGCTTGGGCACGTTCGCGGTCGGCCTGGGCTTGCCGTTGACGCGCCAACGCCATTTTGCTGCCCTGCTCATTCATGAAGTCAGTTAACGTCAGCGCCAGTTCTTGGTCACCCATCTGCGACGCGCGCTGGATGCCGCCCATGAGAGACTCAAGGTCTGCAGGGTTGATCGACTGCATGATCTCCTGCCGCTGGCGGATGCGTTGCAGTTGTGGGTCTTGCACGCCCAACAGACCAGTTATGCCGCGACCCAGCTGCTGCGCGCCCATGAACACGCCGTAATTGGCCTGCTGCAATGGGGTAAGCCCCGCAAAATTTATAGCGCGTTGCTGTTCGCCGGCTTGCTGCTGCGCCATTTGCTGCGCCTGATATTGTTCAGGCGACATGAACAGACCTAAGATATTAGTAGTAGCCATAACCTTGAGACCTTGCGCTAGTGTTGGGCGAAAAATAACTTGAACTTTGATTGTTTACGTTGCCGGCACCCCAATCGTAATCCGCCGCGTTAGGCTGCCCAAACATACCCGCCACGCCGCTAACCAATGCTGGGTTGCTGCCAAAACCCATCAACGCCGCAGACACAGGGTCAAACGCAGCCGCCTGTGTTGTACGCGCTGCGCTCAGCCCGCCTTGGAACAACGTCTGGCCTACGTTGGCGCCTGCGGTTGCCGCACGGCCGCCCAACTGCGCGCCGATGTCCAGCGGCTGCTGGCCCAAGCTCTCCAACGTTGAGACGCCGCCTATTGTGGTCGTGAACGGGTTTAGCGCGCCGGTGACACCCGACTCGTAGCCGCCCAGCAAACCAGCACCTTGGCCAAACAGACCGGTGCCAAACGCCAGCTGACGCTGGCCTTCTTGCTGCGCTTGCGCTGCTAGTGCTGCGTCCTGCTGGGCTAATGCGTTGTAATACGCCTCCATCTCAGGGTTGGCTGCAGCCAGACCGGGGCTGCCGCCTGGTCGCATACCAGTACCACCAACGGCCAAGCCGCCACGGCCAGTTTGATACAGTTGATTTTGCAGCTGGGCGTACTGACGTTCGCGGCTAGGCGCGAGCAAATCGAGCTGGCGCTGCATGTATTGTTGCGCAACTTGTTCCGGACTTTGTGCTAAATACTGACCACCTAACCCAAACAACTGCTCCCCAGCACGGCGCAAAGGCGCGTAGGCTTCCGGCGCCATTTCGGCTTCGGCTAACCGCTGTTCCGCCAGCGTATCCAAACGATCTTGATACGCTGCCAGACGCGGATCGATCTGGTATCCAGCACCCATCAGACGACCACTAGGATCGAACTGGAACTGGCTTCGGCCAAACCGTGTCGTTACCCCAACGGGGCGGAAACGCTGCTCTTCGGCAGCAATTTGCGCGGCTTTTAGTTGCGCGTCAGCGGATATTTGCGCAGCACGTTTCTGCGAATTACCACCTAATATGCCGCCTAAGAGGCTGGCGCCGCCGCCGATAAGTGCTGCCGTTACTGGCATGTTAGTACCCCTTTATCAGAACTTCATCCACCTTCGCCGGATCTTTCTCGTTGGTGGCGTGGATGCAATACCAAACACAATCTTCAATGGCTTTTATGCCATGTACCAAACCTGCTTTGACATCTATGCAAGCAGGTGCCTCAATAACTTCTATCTCATCGCCAATCAGCATGGCCACACGACCTCTAGCCAGAATAGACAAGTGGCTAAAGTCATGCGTGTGCTTCAAAATAGCTTGTCCTGCTTCTACACGCATCTCTTTGGCGTACATACCATCAGAGAAATGATGCGTAATCTGATGGTCTGGTAAGGTTTCGACAATCATGCTGTCCGCTTCCACATATAGACCGTAATGTACGGCTGGTAGTTTGCATTGGTGCCAGATGAACCTTCCGTTGAAACACTAGTAGCAACAGTAATTCCTGTTGTATTGCTATTAACTACAGACGCGTTTCCTGTTATAGAATTTGTGTACTGAACACTATTCCCGCCGCTAAAACTTTCGCCAATTTTTACTGTATGGCTGTGGCCAGGGTCAGTAACCGTAGATGTGGCAGTGTGCGTGTGGCTTACATTAACTGCATTTGCAGAACCACCCGTTTCTTCTGCTGTATCAAATAGCGAATTACCAGAATCAAAACCAACCATGACACGACCCGCGCCAAATGCGGTCCACGTACCAAACCCTAATAACGTGCCAGGATTGGTACTGCTAGTCGCATTGGTATAGATAGAGCCAACTGGGTAAAGTGACTGTTTTATGGCATCAACAACATCTTGCACAAACGCAGTGGTAGCTATCTTGGTGCTATCGTCAGACGTTGATTGCGTAACAGCTATCGTGCCTGTCGGAAGCGTGGGCGTGCCAGTAAACGTGGGACTGGCAAGATCGGCTTTGGTCGCAACGGCAGTGGCGATATTGTTAAATTCGGTGTCAATCTCCGTGCCTTTAACAATCTTAGCCGCGTTACCAGACGCCAATGCGTCTTTGGCCGCGAAGTCCGTACTCTTTACATAGTTACTCACGTTACTCTCCCGTTTTTCGACAGAATCTCAATTTTTTGAATCGACAACGGCGAAGAATTGATGTCAGCTTCGTAGCCCGTTTGAACAATACGGCCAGTGCCCGTACCTTGCGCATATAGCGTCTGTAGTGCAATACCATCAGCATACTCCGCAACAGGAACCCCATTAGCGCCATATTCAGCAATGCCATATTCCGACACGCTTTGTGTAGGAATTTGCGTGTTTTGCGACAAATAGTTTTCGTTAAAATCAAAACCCCACTTAATGGTGATGTATTGATTTGTGCCACCAATCACAATCACACCAATGCGTTTTAGTATGGATGTGACGCTTTGATCACCTAAGTCACTATGATTCGTGTAGTACTGAAATCGATACTCAGCTGTATCATCCAGATACGTGCCGTATTTACCAATGTAGCCAGTTTGGCCTAAGAGCAAATCACCATTGCGACGCGACAACAAAGCCGACGGCGTAATCGACGTCCATTGCGTCACTCGCGCAGATCCATCAGGCAAGTAGCCACGCGTATCAAACACGTAGACAGACTGATTGGTCGGCAACGTCAGCAGGTAAAATGCATTGATTTCCGAGTACACGGCCTTAATATTAGCCAGCGTTTCACCTGCAACAATGCCGATTAAGTCGTTTCGCACGTTCTTGCTGATATCACGGAACGGCGCTGATTTTTCTTGGATCGTTCGCATCAGTGATCGCACGCCGCTGTTAGACAAAAAGAAAACGTCAGTCGCAGTAGGTTGGATCGAGTCGCGCGCGATACAGCCAATGCCGACCACCGTATCGCTTAGCGACATCGTTGCCGGTGCTGTCGCGCCTTGGTAAACCAATATCTGGCGCTTACCAAAGATAATCAAGAAATTGTTGTGCGCAGCTAAACCGACAATCTCGTCTGGTCCAGCAGGCCATACGTTGTTCACATTCAACGTGCCGGAGGTGCCGCCCGAGTAAATATGGCCAGCCAGCAAATCAGAGAACGTCAGTGTTTGCTTGTCCGCCGCAGTGCTGGCAATCCACAGACGACCGTAAGCTGATATGACAACATTGCCCGACGGCACCGTGCCGGCGTAGCCTGTCTTCTCACTGACGCGGCGGTACGTGGTCGTGCTAACAGCTGGATCGTAAATCAGCGGGTCATGGCCTGTCTGGAAGAAATACGTAATGCCATTAAGCGACGCGCACTGCCAGTTGTTGGCTGTGATGGTCGGGGCGGTGCCCCCTCCCCCGTAGGTCAACTCGACAACTGCATTGCTGCCGTCGAGTTTGAAAATCTTGTTGTTGCCGGCAAACAGAATCGTGTACGTACCGTCAGCCACCACCAACTCATGGATGACGCCCACATCATTGGCGCCTAGATTGCCAGAGCTGCTGTTGACTTTAGCCCAACCCTCTCTCGCACCTACCCGGCCATACTGATCAATGACGCAATTCGTCGCCACCAAAGCAAACCCCGCGTTCAAATCGAGCGGCGAATCTTGGGTGTTCAGGCCGTAAAAGCCTGGCGCCGAGATCGTATCGATGCGCAGTGGCTGGCTCATGAGGGGTAAAACTCCTGCATTTCTGGGAACCGCGTGGCTTCCAAAGCAATGTAATCCGACAGCATGGTCTTATACAACGCGTAGGCTTCCGAAGAGTTCAGACCGCCGTCTTCGCCGCGCTCAACCAAAGCGCGGGCGTAAGCGTTTTGCGCTACCAACACATCCGGCACCAACACAGATGTGGAGTCCGACGATAGCGCGGCTTGTGGAACCGACAGGAAAAACTTGATGGTGTAGATGCCATTAGGCCGCCCCCACAGCTGCACCTTGGCGTCGCCGTTGCCGTCTACACCTTCAAAGCAGTATTCGGTAGGAACAGCGGTCACTTGTGGCTGCAGGTTCTGCTTGCGCCGCATCTCGCCCACAGGAATGACTTCCATGACGACATTGCTGGTGGTGTTTAGTGGATCGCTGGTAACGCGGAACTTCTGACCTGCGCCGGTCAACGAGTATTCGTACGTGGCGGATGTCGTAGTAAAAGTGATTTCTTGGCCTAGCGCATTCCAATCGTAGGCGTCCTCGATCTGGCGTTTGGCATCATTAACAAACTTACCAATCAAGGAAGAATAGCTAGTCAGGCCAACGGTTGTGACCTGTTGTTCCCGCAAGCGGGCTAACACATCGTTGACGAGTTCTAAGTAGGTCATTTGCTTTTCGCCTTATTCCTTGCGGAGATAGCTTTAGCTTTTACCTTTGCATCTGCCTTGGATGTAGCGCCCCAAGCGTTTAAGGACAACAGCAGCCGGGTGGGCTTGCCGTCTACACGCTCCGGACCGGGCATATTGCCCATCCTGGCAAGAAAAGAAGCTCGTCGTGGGTTGTCGCCGGATTTCACCGGCGCTTTGAGGTTTCCCCCAGTTGCTGCATTATAAGACTCCCGGCCTTTGGCATTCAAGCCGCCTTTTGCATTTTGACCGGCTTTTCTTTGCCAAGCGGGTGTTTTCATTTCTTCCTCGCTGCCCTCATGTTGTCGATCAAATTCGGATAGGGCCGTCCAGCTGCCTTGGCCATACGCTTGGCCGACGCCTTTTTCGCTGGGGTCAAGGGCTTAGACTCACCCAGCTTTTTAGGCCGTTTGGCCTCCCAGACCGGCTTCATTTTTTGGCCTTTTTCTTGGCCATGCCGGCCATGCTAAGCCCGATAGCTACCGCCTGTTTCTGCGGGTAGCCCTCTTTGCGCAGCTTGCTGATCTTGGCCGAAGCAGCTTCCTGCTTGCCTTTTTTCGTGTATGGGTACTTCTTTCCGTCAACCATTGGCATGATGTCACCCCTTATTTGAAAAACAGTCTATCTGCAACAAAAGTCAGTATGCCGCCCAAAGCAGACGCGATCGTCATACCCATCCAAAAGCCGCCTTTGGACTTATTAGCCATTTCCAGCAACTGCTTGACGTCATTGCGCAGCGCATGGATCTCTGACTGCATGAGTTCTACTTGCGCTTCCAATTTGCCAAACTCTCTCGGGTCAATTTCCGACATTTTCCATTTTCCTTGGCCGCCCCTGCCGTTTTGCTGGCGGGGGTATGGTTACCAAACTAGCCTCTTCGCTGTGCGTATCCTCGGGTAAATCGACGCGGATGTATCCTTGATGGCCTTTCATGCTGTCGATGTCGTGCTGCAAAGTAAACGTGACTGTTTGGCCACTGGATAGACACTTAAAAGTTGCCATGAAACCTCCTGATGGCAAGACGGGGGCCAAAGCCCCCGGCTTTTACGCCAATGAACGTGCGATTACGAGACGAAGTGTGGACGACGCCAGATCAACGGTGCCGCCGGTTTCGTTCTGGAACCGGATGCTAACGGTGTCTGCTGCGCTGACATAGCCTGTGACGATAAGACCCGCCACATCCACTGCCAGAGAAGCCGACAAAACCATGTCACCGAGTGCCACACCGGGAACAGCTACGGTATCGGTGTCACCAGCGCCGTCAGACAAGCTGTCAGCGTTGAGAGTGGCACGAACCAGCCAGGTGCTAGTGTAAAGACCGCGAAACTGGTCATTGCCAGCGCGGACGACGACGGATGTTGCATTTGCCATGATGTTCTCCTAATTAGGTTAAAAACCCCCGGCCTAAGCCGGGGAGTTTAATTAGGCTGGAACAGCCAGTGCAAAGGCCGAGGACGATGTTGCAGCGCCGACGGTTGCAGCAGTACGCATTGCCTTGACACCGTAGAGCATGTCAGAGGTGAACAGCGTGCCCAGATATTCCTGCTTGTACTGGGTCTGCGAACGAACGCCCATCTGCTCAACCAGCACCATCGACTCCTTGTGACCCATCAGGCAGATACGGTCAGCGCCCGAGTTGCCAGCGCCAGTATCAGCGTTGGAAGTCACGAACACAGGGATACCGTACAGGTTGCCGATCTCGCCGTTACGAATAGCATTGCCGTCGCCGACAAAGGCCTGTTCGGTGTAACGAGCCAGACCCATCAGCGTGTTACGGCTTGATGGTGGGATGATGAAGAAACGACCGTCCATTGGGGTGTCGTTGTCATCCAGACGCTGGATGGTACGACGGATAGCAACGTCAGTCAGCGCAGCAGCGTTGGAGCTGGTGCTGTTGTACGCAGTCGTGCCGTCCGAACCAATGAAAGCCTTGGTGGTGGTGTTGCTGGTTGCGTAGTCGTCGGTACCAACGGTTGCGCCGTTGAATGCACGACCGAGCTGCACCAGATCGGTATCTACTTGGCGAGCCAGCGCATAGCCGGCGTCGTTGGTGTAGAACTGACGCAGTGAGTTCAGAGCCTGGGCTTCGACGATGTCTTCGATCAGACGGCTGTACTCGTAGTGCTTGTTGATCAGAATCTGGACTTCAGACTCAGTTGCAGCGATCAGCGTGACGGCATTAGTTGCCACTTTGGCCGAGGCGCTACCACGGGTTGGGGCAGGAACGTGAACGGTGTCACCTTTCTTGCCTTTGAAGTTCATCTTCATAACGATGTTGGCCAGAACCAGGTTCTTTTTGTAGGCCGCAACAATTTCATCACTCCAAATCTCTGGAATGAACGTTGCTGCTGTCGTTGTCGTTACGCTGTTTGATGGGCTAAATGCGGTTGCCATGTCTAACTCCTAAAGTCAAAAGTAAATTTATTTGACCCGGCCTTCTGAATACGCCGCCATAATTTCATCGGACAGCGCGTCATATCGAGCTGGATCGGTCATTTTCAGCCGAATAAGGTCAGCTCTGCGGTAGACACGTTTCGAACTTTCCCCGGTGCCACCTGTATCCACTTGCGCTGCTTTTAGCGACTGCTGGCGAGCCTCCTTACCGGATTGCTCGACCTGCTTTTGCTTAATGCCACGCAACTGCTTGTAGGTGCTTAGCAATTCATTGGCCGCATCGAAGTCAAACTGCGCATCGGCTCTGGCGTAGAGTTCGAGTCGTACCTGAGACGATTTAATCCATGTCTCAAAGTCCTTGTCGGCCCCGATTTCCATGAAATCCGGGTGTTCTTGCGCCAGACGTTGCTGAGTTTGCATCCGTTTGAACTCGACACCCGCTTGGCGGGCAGCGATAACGTCCGGATGTGTCTCAACGGTTTTTTGAATCGCCCTCTGAGGGTTCTCAAAAAAGTCTACTTCAGGCTCTACCTGCTCAACAGGTTGAGATTTTGACGAGAGATTCTGCTTAATCAGCTCATCGGCAAGTTTTCGCACTTCCCCGACTTCCTGCGCCTGGCGACCAATGACCTTTTCGGCCTCTTGGTGCATCTTGACAACATCCTCGATCGACTTGCCGCGATAGCGGTCAGGTAGTTCGGGTATCTCTGGCGCTGCGTACTCAGGTAGTTTTGCTTCCTCTGCCTCTAACTCACTAGGCATCTCTGGTTCTTTATCAATCAACATGTCGAAGTTCCTTTTCCTGCCATCTTTTGGTTCTCAGGATTAAACATGAACAGGGCATTTCTGCTTATCTGTTCGCCTTCTGCTCGGATTTTAGCTTGTCTCGGTGGCTTTTACCAAACTTTGCGTGAGCTGTAGGAAACGCTCCCGACCACCCTTCCAATTTAAACGCCGGCGCAGATATGGTGCGGCTGGCCGTCTTGCCGCAATTGCAACGAACTACCTTGTCTTCATACTCGACAAATCGTTCGATGCGCTCCCCGCTTTCGCAGAGAAATTCAAATATCTTTCTCATTGAGTGCCTCGTATGCCTCTTCGCTGACCTGTTTCAAGGTTTTCAGCCAATTTAGAATAGATAACTCACCCTTTTTAAATTGTAAATCTTTTTCGTCTTGGATTGTAGCAACATTGTTTAAAGACGTTATCATTAAGTCAATATCTTCCAGCAGATCGCGCCAGCCCTGGTGGGTCATCATGGCGAACCGATCTTCGTAATAGCGCTGCAGTTCAGGCGTCATCGGCTGGCTCCGGTGTGTTGCCTTCTTCAAGCCACTTTAAATACGCTTGGTAGTCCGTGTTGGCTGGATCGAATGGTATAAATGCGCCATCTGAAAGACGGTGGACAACTTGGTATTGAGTTAATTTATACATTTACAACTCCGATTCTGTAACCATTTGAAAAGCATATTGATTATTAGCTGTTGCTGAGTCGTAATACGGAGATGCTGTGCTTGTTCCGATAAAAGCTACTCCACCAATCGTAACGTCGGCGCTGGTTGAGTAATTTCTGAATCTTGACGATGTCCCAGTTACGGGTGAGTAGACAGTAACAGATGGCGTTGCTCTTTTTGTTACCTTAAAAGGTACTGATATGTTTACGCTTGTGCTTGGCGGTCTAATAAGACTAGCTCCCAAATCCGAAGCAGCGCCCGGAACAACATCAATGTTGTATGTCTTCTCATAATACCGCTGACACAACGCCAACTCCGTACCATACGGCCTGTAGTCAAAGCTGGTGGCTGTGCTGCCTTTTTCGAGTTGTACGCCGGTGATGTCAAGGGTTGCGTTGAGCGTAGAAATTAAACGTGTTGAACCTGTTACGCCGTTATAGTTAGCGCCTTGCCAAGAGTTTGCGGTAGACAGCAAAGAACTGCCACAACCTAAATCCCAATAAACAATAAGCCCACCCAAGTTACCCGTTTGCCATGTACCTGATGTATCACCCGCAACTGTAACGGTCTTGTACTCCCAAGTGTTTGCGGCAGAGATTGCGTAGGTAAACGGATATGAACGGTTGTAAGCATTTCCGTTTTTTAAAGAACCCGAAAATGTACCTGTCAATGAACTGCGAATCCAAAACGAAAAGGTAACCGTGGAAGCGCCAGCAGCACCAAATCCAAGATCGGCAATATTAAAGCCCTCAATAATTTGAGACATTGCATATAACGAACCTGATGCTGGAGATGCAGATGCCGTTGTTGTTTGAATGCGAACATAGTTTTTAAAACCAGTTGGTGGTGTTGCGCTTAACTGTTGGGCTGAAAATACTCCTTCAGCCGATGTGCCTTGAACTAAGAATCTATCTGCACCAAATTGATTGCCAGTATTACTACTGACAGATATAGATGCCCCCGCATTGCGCTGGTCGATCACCATCGCACCGTTAATGATGCGGTTTTTGAAGCCAAAGCCAGTAGCAGCAGTAGCCTGTGCGCTACCGTCATTAAAAGTTAAGCCATTAGTGCCATTAATTGATACGGACATTTAAATCCCCAATGCTGCTTTGATCTCGTCAGGTGTGGCTGCTGCATCAATACTAGTCTGGATAGCTGCGTACTTGTCACGGATAGCTTGACGAGCAGCTTCTGCACCGTCTAATGCACCCGGTATCTGCTTGGCTATAGCTTCGTCGTAAGGCTTGAATTCTTCAGCCCTAGCAGCACGACGCATATCGTGACCAATGTTTTTAGCTTTAGTTAAGTCGATTACGAGACCCATGACCAAGCCCCTCTAAATGTACGATCTGAAGGAATATCCGCTACGTCTACGATCTCGTAAGGCTTACCTGCTGGTACGTCCTTAGCAGCGATTTCTTCAATGGTTAAGCCACACTCAGCGGCTGGAACTATGACAGCGACACCGCCGTCATCTGTTGGGTAAATTATGCGTGAGTTCATGGTTGTCCTTATCGGAAAACGGAGATAGAAATTGTGTTCTGGTCTGTCGCAGCGCCATTAGTTGTTTTAATGTTATAGAGTCTTAATGCACTTGTGGTCTTTGTTGGATTATCCCAATTTAACAAAGGAACGCACAAAATGTTTGCGTTAGTTGTATTAGACCCATTCCCAAAGAAACTATAGTTTGCGTCAGACATTGCGGTAGTGAAATTAACTGTGTAATCACCTACAGCATTATCAGTGATGCTTGATACATTACCGCTTGCCGTAATAGCGACTGTACCTGTGCCGTTAAAGTTGACCCATGCTCTAGCTGCATACAATGGCGCTGATCCACTAGGCTCTGGAAATGAAGCTGTACCAAATGTCTGCGCCCCTGAAAACGTCTTATTTGATAGCGTTTGAGTAGCGTCAGTTCCGACTGCTGTAGTAGTTGCATCAGGCAGCGTTAAGGTGCGATTAGAAGCCGTACTAGGCTCCTGCAATAGTACGCTACCACCACCAGATGAATTTAGTTTAAGCGGCATTTAATTGATCCTCAGTAGGGCGAGGCAGTGTCGGGTGATCCCATTTAGCTATGTAATCACCACGACCATCAGAGTCGTTTTGCAGTGTAATGACGGTATAAAAATCTTGCTGTTGCAGTTCAGGGTATATGGCTAGGATTTTGTCGTAGAGTGTCATGCTGCCCTCGCTAAAAACGCTTGGAAATATGTAGTAGCCGAGCCAGCATTAAAAGTTTGCCCAGAAGCAGCAGAGCAGTAACAATAAAATTCTAAATAGTCAGTTGTGCCATTCATAGAAACTAAACTTGCAATTACTCTATTATCAAAAGAAGCTGGCGTAGTAGCTACATTTAATTCAGCTATGTTTGATCCATTTTTGTATATAGCCCAAACATAAGTTGACGGTGCTGTACTTGAAATTCTACAAGTAGCTTGGACTTGGTAGTAACCAGCTACATTAGGAGTAAATCTATATAGTGAAGTATCAAAACAACTAGCAGTATCAAAAGATTCTGTATTTATTTGAACTTTTGTATATGTGGCATTTGTTGGACTTTGATTTGACCCTAAATAAGCGCTAAATGCTGGCCCATTACTAGCCACGCCTGTAGCCAAATCAGCTTGAACAACCGTAGCATCAGGCAGACCACCTACCGCTAGCCCTGTAATCGTCCCATCTCCGCTTAATGTCATTGGCATAATCGTTCCTTACACAATCGTCCAGGTGGCGCCGCTTGGCACCGTCACCGTTACGCCAGAGGCGATCGTTGAGTTCTTACCGCTGATACCGTCGTACCCAGTGGGAAACGTCACCGACGTGTTAATCGTCTGGTTGGTAAACATAATGCCGTTTGAAGCGGCTAATTGTGTCGCTCTCAAATCACCCAGCGACGGGTTGTACGTCAGCTTAGTGCTGGATACCGTAGCAGTTGAGAACGTACCGCTAGTTGCTGTTGAGAACGTTGGGTAGTAGCTTGCGTTTGTCGTGGTGTCGTCCGACACCGTAGTGCTTGCTGTAAGCGTTGTCCAAGTAGGTGTTGCCCCTGCGCCTGCCGATGTAAGGACTTGACCGCTTGTACCCTGTTGTCCATCAAAACTCGTTGTGCCGGTGACTTCAAGGTTTACGGTACTTAAGTTTCTACCAAAAAACCCGTCACGCCAGTTTCTACCGCTGGTGCCGATGTCTTTCGCGTTATTAGCATTAGGTTCTAAATCAGAAATAATTCTAGCCCGTACATCTAAGGTATCTGTATTAGAAAACCCTAATGTAGTGTTGTCGTTTACCGTGAGGCTTTCAACAGTCAAAGCATTAACGCCCGTTACGTTTCCTGTATCACCTATCAAAACTAAGCTGTTTTGGATTAACTTACCGGTGGTCGTATCATAGCGAGCTACTGCGTTATCTGTTGCCGAAGATGGGCCAACTACGTCGCCCCCTAACGATGGGCTGGTGTTGGTAATCGTAAAGTTGGGGTACGTACCAGACGTAGAGATACCAGTGCCCGCAGTCAATGCGACTGTCTGATCTGGCGCGCTGTTGGTAATTGTAAAACTAGGGTACGTGCCGCTGGTGCTAATGCCTGTGCCGCCAGTCAATGCAACTGTCTGATCGGGCGCCGCGTTAGTGACGACACCCGTGGCGGAATCATAAGTGATGCCCGTGCCCGCACTGACTGAGGCCCGTGCCCGCGTGTCGGTGTAGTAAAGGTTCGTGCCTTCGTTGATGTTGGTCGTCGTAAGGCTAACGGCACCCGTTTGGCCGTTGACCGAAGTGACTAAATTCGACTGGTCGATCTTCTGCCAGACCGTGCCGTTAAACATCAACCAGTCACCAATTTGCCAATCGGTAATACCATTCAGATTCGTTGATCCAGCGGTCGCTACGATGTAGTAATAGCCGTTGGTACCGACGCTAGAAGTCAGCGTTGGGGTGTTCGTGCTTGCATCCCAAGTGCCTTGGTAGGTTAAACCACCAACTACCGATGCCCAAGACAATGCCGACCCATTGGTTGTGAGAAACTTACCTGAGTTCCCCGTCTGGCTGGGAATTAAGTTGTTGATCTGCGTCTGTAACGACGCCAAAGCATCAATGACCGTCTGCGAGGTGCCACCACCGTTGGTGATGACCTTAATCCGCTCGGCCAAATCGGGTGCGACCACCTCACCGACATTGATTTCACGCCCGTTTGAGAGCGAAATGACCAGCGAGCCGTCGAAGTCGATCTTAGCGTCCGTGACAGACACCCCATCGACGCCATCTACGCCATTCACACCGTCTCGACCTGCCGGACCAGCCGGTCCTTGAGCGCCATCGCGGCCTGGACGGCCATCTAAGCCATCTCGACCGTCCGATCCGTTGGTGCCGTCACGTCCATCACGTATTGAGTTGACTCGAGCCGTGATTTTGTTGCCTAGATCGTCGTATTTCGCCCGAATATCGGCTTCAATCTTCTTCAAAGCATCGACCACCATGCCGACGTTCTCACTGACCCGTCGTTTCTGGTTGCCTCTGGCCTCTTGGAGCGTTGCACGAACCGACTCCAGAACAGCAGTCTGCTGCTCTGGCGTCATGTTCTGCAGGATTAACTGCTTAGCTAGGCTTTCAACGTCCACCAGACAGCTCCTTGGTCAATTCTTCCAAGAAATCCTCTTCCATACCGCTGATCTTGTTCGCCTTTTCCGCCATTTGCATCTCAACAATCTTCGATTTGTTCTTGATGTCGGCTTCTTTTAGCATCAGCTCAGCGATCTTGACCCGTTTGTCGAACTCTTTGGAGGCCAATTCGGCATCATTGGGCAGATTCTGCGTGTTGGCCGCCATAATCTTGCTCTGCACCTCGATTGGCTTCAATTTCGTCTCGATCGTGGTGTTAATCGCTTCCGCCCGGTTGCGCTCAGCCTGCGTCTGATTGACCGCAATCTGCGACTGAGCCGCCTGCATGGCCAGCTGCTGCTGCATCTGCTGCGCTGCCTGCGCTTCAGGGTTCGGCTGCGCCATCTGCGTCAAGGACTCCATCAACTCCATGCGGTTAGACAGCGAGCTGTTGGCCACAATGCCCTTCAAAATCAGTGGCAGCACCGGTGTGTCAGGACCCAACGTCTGCAGGAGCGCAATAAACTGCGCCTGCTCGTACTCGCGAGCAATGATGCCCAGTGTGGCGGTCGGGATGAAATTCAGATCGACCGATGGATAGCGCTCGGGATCAAACTGCATGTACCGGAAAGCCGCTTTTTTGATGAACGGAATCAGGAAATCTTCCTGGAAGTTCACCAGCGTGCGCTTGTACTTCTTAATGATGGTCGCGACTGCCATCGACATGCCAGCGTTGCCGCCATCGCGGGCGACTTGGCTCACCATGCCTTGGCTGTCCAGTGTGCCTGTCGCTTGCAGGAGCATGCGCTCGAACGCCTGTGCAGTCGTCAGGTTGTTGCCATCGGTCTGACCGAACTTGAACGGGAACAAAATCTCGCTCGGGTTGCCGTTGGTCATGAACGCCTTGCCCGGACGGACTTCAAACTTTGCCCCTCGGGGCAAGCGTGTGGCGTCCATCGCCACCATCGGCACAGCAGTCAACGCCAGCGAGTCCAGATGCGTTCTGACCTGCGCATCGATCGCCTTTTGCATGTTGTAGGCTTTCTCCACCGTACCACGGCCAGGCAGCCGGTTTGGCACCGTGTCGTCCTGGTAGGTCAGTACCGGGCGATCCTTCATCATGTACGGATTCTCTTCGGCTTTCAACAGCATGCCGTCGTTACCGATGACGATGATCGCTTCCACCAAGTCGCTGTAGTCCTCTGCAGGCGAGTCGTCGGGGAACAACTCGACCATTTCCTCGTCTTCTTTATTCAGCTTAGCGATGTACTCTTTGGGCACTAGGCCGTAGTACGTCAGGAGCTTGACCTTCTCGTTCTGGTACTGACTGACCTCTTGTGTGGGCTCCAAGTCGGTGTCGTCGTAGGTCGGCACGATGTTGACCTTACGATAGACGCCCTTCTCGATGTTCGCCACCACCTTGTGGATCGACACATACTTTTCGATTGCCACACCCATGCAGTCGTCCACCGACGTGCCGTTCGGATCCCACAAGAAATTCTTCGGGTTCACTGGTATCGGTTTGACCGATACGCGCTCCACCTCTTGCACGCCGATGGCCGCTTGGCCAGCCATGCCGGGGATCGGCTGGGTCGCTGGGATGTATTCCTTTTCCATCGTCGTCGTGATCTCGGCAATACCGGTGCCATAGATCTCGGCCAACAACTCGATCTGATCGACGTACTTCCTAAACTTGTCTTTCTTCAGATCCTCCATCATCTGGATCTTCAACATCTCAACATCCATCGGATTGCCGTTGACGTCTTGGACGTCGTCCTTGATGTCGAAGTATTCCCCAGAGCCGAAGATCGCTTCCATGATCTCTGCATGGCGCGTCTCAACGGCCTGCTGCGTCATGGGGGTCACAATACGGGAGCGTTCAGAGTCGCGTGTCTTGTCTTCAACAGCCCACTCGCCGCGGAAGATGCGCTCATATTCTTCCCATTGCGGGAGGAAGTTCACATTGCGGTAGTCACGCCAGCGGTCGCAATGATCAACCACGAAAGCGATAAGCTCTTTATCGTTTTCCGTGGGTTCGTCAAAATCGTTTTGATCCATAATTATCTCGTTGTATCTTCAAACGGGTCAGAGTACATCACTGGTGCGCGAGGCGGCAACGAGATATTTACAGGACGATTCATTGCCGGGTAATTTTTTATAAGTAAAGCGTCAACCAAACTTAATGGCCTATTGTAAAACCGCGTTACCAAATCTAAATTTGTCGTTTCGGGTTCTATGTCGTAAAACCGCGCGGCATCAAAATTGTATTTATCCTTTACCATTGCGCCTTGCGGCGTATTCAGGACATTAAAAGACCCTAATGTTGTCTTTAATCTATACTGGGGGTCAGTATAGGATGAATAAATGGCTTTTAGAAGGCTATCGTTAACAGGTGCCCCAAAAGTTCCTTTATCAGTGTAGTCATAATAATTTACGCTGGTTTTGTTTTGCGTTTTATTAAAACTTTCTATTTGTTTACGGATACGCGCTTGGTACTGCGAAAAAGTTTCTTTACGCTCTACCATCGCGCCGTCTTTATATTCTGCGACTGTAGTAGGTGCTTTAGACCATTCTTTTTTGGTTATATTAAGCTGGTCTACTAAAGACTGATATTTTTTCTGGTTAGACGCCTGTTTGGACTCATAGAGTTTATATAGTGCTTGTAGCTCATCTTGAGTCAGGTCTTTTTCAGTTATAGGCGTGGTTTTACCTAATAGAGTTTCTATTAGGATACGAGCGTTAAGCGGGGCCGCTTTTTTATACGCCGAGCTAAATAAAGTATCCGCCATCTTACACCCCAGAAATTACGTCTATCGGCTCCCATTCATCGTCGGCGTCGCCTTCGAAGTAGGAAGTCACCGCCAGCTGGTCAATGTAAGAGAGCGCGTCGGGTAGGTCATCGTGGACGCCTTGCGCCGGAAACATCAACAGCTGGTCTAAAAAGGTATCAAAATCACCTTCTTGGTTCAGCACGATCCTGCCATGCTCGAACCGACCCTGGAGGCTCCAGATGATCCGGTCAGCCTTTTTCCGGTTGCCATGCGTGAGATCAACTATGTGAGAATATACATTATTCTTGCGCATTAAGTCACTCAAATAGGGCAAAACCGCGTTTTTTAACGCGCCCCGTTCGATCCCCACGCTCAAAGGCCGGTAGTCCCGCATGGCCATCAGAATCTTCGCCGCCGTCTCGCGGATGTCCCAGCGCCCGTGCTGAATCTCTTTGACGAACCACTTGCCATCCTCGGTCACTTTCACGATCGCGATCGCCGTCTCGTCCAGCCGCTTCTTCGAATTCGCTGCCTGCTTGGCCACTTCCTCGAACCCGGCCAAGTCCACCGCCACGAAGTAGCTGCCATAGTCCGGCTCCTCGCCGTACTTGATCCACTCATCCTTGAAGATGTCGGAGCCCGCATTGTCAAAGCTCGCCATGTACTCTTGCTTAAATGCAAACGTCGATAGCGTCTTTTTCGCGGATTCGATTTCCTTTGGGTCGATCAGCGGGTTGTCCTTGGTCGTGAAATGCCAGCTCTTCCAATCCTCGTCTTCACCGGTCTGCCCCAACTTGTACAAGTCGTTAAACCAGTTCCTGCCCTTGGGCGTGCCGATAAACAGACCTCGTCCTTTTTTGTCGGACAGCGACGCGCGGATGACCTGCTCCCACGCTTCTGGTTTGATGTCGGCGACCTCGTCCAGCACGGCGTAGGTCAAGCTAACGCCTCGCAGCGTGTCTGGCCGATCGGCGCCGCGAACGTAGATCACCGCGCCGTTAATGAGCGTGATGTCTTGGTTGTTCACATGACTGCCAGCGATCACGTCCCGTCCCAGATCCAGCAAGACGTTCCAGATAATCTGGCGCGCCTGACCGTTCGTGGGCGCCACGTACAGGACAGCCGAGCCAGACGGGCAGCGCAGCCCCTCGATCAGCAAGGTGGTGGCGGCTAGTCGCGACTTGCCGCACCGGCGCCCGGCTGCGACCACCTTGAAGCGTGTGCTGTCGTTGAAGACCTCTTGCTGCCACGGCAGCAGCTGGAAGTTAAGGTCAGACATCAGAACGGCACGCCAAACGGATCTTGGTACACAAACGCTGGTCGGGGTGGCGCTGACGCGGGCATTTGCTGCTGTTGCTGCCACATGCGCGCCTTGTCTAGGGTGTCTAGCCCCAACTCGTCTGGGTCTTTGTTGTACTGCCGCATAAAGAACTCTTTCCACGCGGTGGGGTGGGAGGGGTCTTTCAGCATGCGTCCTTCCGGCGTGGCGGATGGCCAGTGTGGGCGGTTGTCGTAAGGACTGATAACTTCGGTAATGCCAGCTTTCCAGGCGCCACGGTAGTCATAGTCGGCGTTGTCGAGCATCATCTGCAACGCCTTGGTATTGCTCAACTTTTCGACCGGAACGCCAGCGTCCTGCGCCAAGTACGGCTTGACGGACGAAAACAATTTGGTGCCTTGCAGCCATTTCTGGAACTGCTTCTCTTCTTTGTCTGAGAGCTGCGTCGGCGCCCAAGGCATGGCGCTAAACTTTTCGTACTGAGCTATCCAGTTATCCATCGACGATGTCCTTGATCTCCGGCTGGCCGATGCCGGTAATGGTGATGTTGATCGCGCTGCGCTGGGCGGCAGTCTTCTCGAACAGGCTCGCCGGCAGTGCGCGATCCATACACATCTTCAGGGCGGCCATCTGGCCTGGGTGGCCGTCGTCTAACGCGATCGTAATGACCTTCTGCACGACGTCAGCGCCCTTGCCCTCAATGAGCATCTGCTTCAACTCTTTGATGCGCTGCGTGTCAGTCTTTGGCAGCGTCGCTGGCGGCACGTACGGTGGGTCTTTAATCGGGGCTGGCATAGCTTTTTTCCTAAGGTGGAAGCTGTTAGCGCGATTGTAGCGGCTTTTTTGGCAGGTGGGTGCTATTAGGGCCGTTTTCCCGTTTTCCTTTTTTCAGAGGGTTGGAGGCTGCCCCGAATATTATATAGAGGCCGGACCCCCCTCCCCCCTATGTTGTCAACCAGATAATTAATAAAAAAGCAACAAAATCAATAGCAAGCGGCTATCAGTCGCATTTTACATAACGCACGTTACGGAACATATGATGCGCGCCGATAGCTGACGGCTATGAGCGGGAGGGTATGGCTATCGATATCCAGGATTGATAGGGTATGGCTATTTAGTAGTGGCGCGAAAGTAAATGCGTGTGGCACCATTTTCCAGGTACCTGACAGCCGTCAACTATTACCCTTTGGCTCACTATCAGATATAACAAAATCGTTAGCATTGCCCGATTGACAATGCATTTGCTGATACCAGTCGAGTAGATTTTTGAAGCCGGCGCTGATATCGCCGTCACCGGCGTGAGCCAATATCGCGGCTTCGGTATCCGTTAAATGGCGCAGGAAATTGCGCGTGCGAATTGATGCGGGTCTACCTGCTGGCATAGTATCAAAATGAAAATTGTAGGCAATGTAGGCAATGTAGGCAACGATTTTAAATCGCTCTGACCCCCAGCGCAATCTGCGCGAATTGGCACACGGCGCGCTCATATATGCCACTTTATACCCATATATCTATTACCTTACCTAACATCTAAAAATAAATGACTACATTGCCTACAAATGGCCAAAAGCCGCTCTGTATGCGCCTTTTGACGTAGGCAATCACGCCAAAATAATGACCTACACATGACCTACGCATGACCTACAAACCGCGCACCGCAAATAAATGCAAAAGATTGTTTGACATTTTCCGAAACATGGACTAACATGGGTTTCAGCAACACAATATTTTATTCACTCAAGCGAAGGAAATAAAATGAAAGACTCAACAGCGCTAATCCTGACATCGCTCTGCTTCAACATCCTGACTATTGCCGCCGTCGTTACTGGCGCGCCAATTCCCGCTTGCGCCGTACTTTGTTTTGCCGGCGCCGCGATTATGGGTTTCGGTTTTTACAATCTCGCAAATGATAACTAAGGGTCACGATATGAAATCAACACTAATCGACATTATTGGCGCCGTAATCGGCTTTGCATTACTCGCGCTATTTGTTTTTCTTTGCCTTGCATATTAATCAACTAAGGGAACCGGCCATGCAAAACCCATTTAAAGCACAATTAAAACGTGAAGGCCTGGAATATCGCCGCGTTTTAGGTGAATCAAGCGCTAAAACAATCAAGGGCGAGAAAATCGGATATCTGACGGCCATATGTTATCTGGTACCAGATGAAAAGCTCTGCCCGTTTGCGATAATGGCCGGTTGTTTTGACGGCTGTCTAAAATCGGCCGGCCGTGGCGCGTTTAACAGTACGCAACGCGCCAGAGCCGCCAAAACCGCGTTTTTCCGTGAGAATCAACGCGCGTTTATGCTATCCATGTGTGCGGACGTATGGTCGCACGCACGCCGTGCGGAAAAACTAGGCTTGATTCCATTGGTTCGCCCAAATGGCACGTCAGATATCCCGTTTGAGAATATTCTGATTGACGGAAAGACAATTTTTCAGATTTTCGCTGACGTTCAATTCTACGATTACACAAAGCACCCGAGCCGCAAGCTCGAAGGCAAAACGGCCGGCAACTACGATTTGACTTATTCGTTCAGCGCTATCACGCCGAAACCGATTTCAATTAAAGGCCTGATTAATCCGGCCAATAAACGCACGGCCGTCGTATTTCAGCGCCAAGCCGATATACCGGCCGAATTTCGCGGATGGCCGGTCGTTGACGGCGACGACACTGACGTACGTCACATCGAGCCGGCCGGCGTGGTAGTGGCTTTATATGCCAAGGGCAAAGCAAAACGCGACACCGGCGGTTTCGTTCAAATTAAGGGAAGGGATTATTAAAATGAAAACGATAACCGCAAAATATACTGGCACATGCGCCGCTACCGGCGCGCGCATATTGGCCGGCGATTTAATCCAATGGGCCAAGGGCCGTGCCGTGTTACTTGAGCGGCGTCGAACGGCCGTCGACACAATCACGCTATACGGCGAGAGCGGGCCGAATACTTACTATCAGAATGCACGCGGCCGATGCATCGATGCGCCGTGCTGTGGCTGTTGCACTATTTAACCTGGAGACTAAAACAATGGCAAAACTCAAAACCGCGATCCTGCGCGCGCAGGAAACCGCCGATATAACCGGCTCGAATGAAGCGCTGTTATGGCAAGCACGCGCAGCGCTCAGTGACGCGCTGTATAACATGGGCGAGCCCGATGAGGGCCTGACAAGCGCCGAACGGGCGCTACACTTGATCAATACTTACCTTTTGGAGACTGAACTATGCAAATGATAAAAATTGACGGCACTACGTACAAAGTGAAATTTGACCGGGATCCGGTCGAACTAGCCAAAGCGGCACGCAAAGCCTGGAAACCCAAAAAGCCGAAAGATATCCGCAAATTTCCTACTTGGACACCGACAGTATCGACGGCCGATTACATTCGCCGGTTTGATGCCTTGAATTTCCTGCAATCGGTCGACTATATCGGCGCCAGTACCGAAAGCGCCGCGCAGTACGATTACACAATGCCACTTCTGGAGAATTTGACCGATGAAAACGCAAACTGACATCAGCGGCGGCCATTGGCCGCAACACTTGTGGCCGTACACCTACACACACGGCGACACCGAGCTGCTCTGCTTCGTTGACTGGGAACCCGCAGATAGGTCTGTAGGCTGGACGGGCGGCGCATGGCTAATTCACGCGTTTGCCGGCGGCGTGGATATTATCGACTTGCTGAAGGACCCTATCATCAAGAATATTGAACAAGAAGCCGCTGAAGCGCTTGCGGAGGGTCCAACATGCTAGCGCTCGCATTTAAATTGATTGTCGGACTATGGGTTCTTGTGCGACGATTGTAGTGCGCGTCATCTCCACGCGCTTGAGCCGCCCGTCAATCCCTCCGACGGGCTTTGCCCGGCCTAGTGCCGGGCTTTTTTATTTCACCAGCCGAACCGCTGCAGGCGCCGGCACGTCTTCCGCCATGCGGCGCAGTTCCGATTTCGACAAGGTAGCCAGCTCTGGCGCGCAGTAAATCTGCTTTTTGGTCAAAAACTCTCTGGAACCAATGCGCCCCATATCGACCCAGCCGGCCTCACTAAGCGCGTGCAGGAGCGCCGCCTGCGGTATCTTCACACCCGCCGGTGCTGCACCGGCTAAGCGGTCGCAGAGCGCGAAAAAGGGCGATGCAATCACGCCGCTGGAGAACTCACCCAGCCGGCCGGCAATCAAGTCGATCAGGTACGATTCGGCCGTGCTGCGCCCCTGGTCGATCATAATCGCTTTGGCCTCGGTCATCGGTGGAGCCGCTGAAGGGTTGAAGGCCGACACGTCGCGTGTGTGCAGCCAGGATGCGATCGCCTCAAAGCCGCCGTTGTGATACCAGCGCCACAGGCGCGACGCGTCTGCTTCAGGTAGGCGACCAGCTTCTGCCCACAGGCAGAACCAGCGGCGGTCGTTTGACGGGATCGAGATCGCTGCCCGCTCGTTACTGAAGGCCACGACGAACACGCGGTTCAAGGCCATGTAGGGGTGCAGCCCCTTGCGGTTCACCTGCAAGAGCTCAGGCGGTGCTGCAATGATGGGCTTTAGAGCGTTCTCGAGCGCACGCCTATCGCGCGCCTCGCTCTGGCGCAGCTCGGCGATTTCCATCACTTCGCATTCGAGCGCGTAGCCCCACTGACTGTTCAAGTCTTCGTTCTTGACCAGGCTGCAATTCTGCTTAGTCAACCCGCCGACCGCCCAGAAAAACGGTGCGAGCATAGTGTCCTTGCCTGACCCTGGGTGGCCGCCGATCAAAATAGCGTGGTTGATCTTGCGGTCAGGGTGCTGCACCTTGAAGGCCAGCGCGTTCAAGAAATGCTCACGCTCGAAATCAGTCGGAATCATGCGTGTGACATGGTCGAGCCACGGTGTCACGTCACCTGGGACGCCTGCAGGCCGGGCGTCGCGCCAGCGGTTGCCGTACTGATGGCCGTTGCGGTGCACAACAATATCATCGCCTGCGGCGTACGTTATGCCGACCAGCGCATGAGCGCCTTCCGCTGTGCGGTTCTCGTCGAAGCACGTAGACGCCTCAATTTTGGCGCCGTTATGTATGGACCGGCAGGGGATATGCCGGAAAAGTGCGTTAAAAGTAGACCGAGAAATTTCCCGACGATCGTCCAGATCAAAAAAGCTCTCATCTTCCTGAACATAGGCAAACCTCTTGAACCAGTCGGACTTTTCCAGTTTATTTATCTCGCGGCGCTTAGAGCGCGCGTCAGTCGCCTGCACGATCTGCGCAGCCGTGTCTTCAAACATACCCGAATCAGGCAGCTTAGCGAGTGCTGCGGTCATGACGGCGGCGAGCAGCTCCTGACGTGGGCCAGGCGTGTGCTGTGGGCCGCCATTAGCTGCGACCCACTCCAGAAAAGCCGCCGAGCCGAGTTCGATGCAGTGCGAGTGCAGGCAGCAATACGCCCGGTTCGCTGGGTGGTAGCGCCCTTCAGGGTTGCCGTCCGTGTGTTCGGCATGGTTCGGGCAGATGACGCCAGCCCAGCCTTCGGGGTTCGTGTGGCGCAGAAATAATCCCTGCTCGGAGAGCCAGGCCATGACGTCGTCGTTGCCGTCGTCCTGCAGGCGGATGGGCACCGGTCCAAGACCGACACCGGCAACCGGCGTCACATCCAGCGCCTTGCAGATCTGCTCCAGTGTGTACTCGCGCTCTGGGTTAAAGCGTGCCAGCTGCGCCTTGAAGCTCTCGCGGCCTGGCTTGATGTTGACCGAGCCGGGCAGGCGGAAGTTGCGCACCGGGTTGCAGGCACCGGGATCTGTGTAACCTGCGTCAGCGATCGCACGGATGGCGGCTGCGAAGTCGGCCTTAGTCGGCTGCTCCGAGAATGCGTAGCCCCACTGAAACGACCCGGGCGACGTCTCCATGATCCAGGTGGGTTCTAACGGTGGTGTCTTCGATTTGGTGCCGATGTCATCTAACATCATCACCAAGATGTACTCGCAATTGGCAGCTGATGCGCTAGGGCGCCCATCTTTGAAGCGGTCTTTGATGAAGGATGCCGTGTTGCCGTACCAGCTCTCGCCATCACGGCGCTTGTGTGTGGGCAGGTAGGCTGGCCATGTGCACTTGACGGCGCCATCCGCGTGGAACTGTAGCTTGCTGTCGGCTAGGATAGGTTTTTGACGTACGATTAAGGCTGTTTCGCCCTCGGGCGCGAGATTCTGTATATAATCAAGGAATTCCATTGCTGTCCTATGTAGTTGAAAGAGCCGCCCTGCCAGGCGGCTTTTTTATTTGCCGTATCGATTCATTACTTCGACTTCGGCGTTCAAGGGAAGCCCTGCAGCCCAGTCGGGCGCAGTGCACATTACTCGCTTTAGGGTATTGGGTGCATCAGGGTCGGCCGTCTCCAGAACGATCTCATCATGTACGTGCAGCACTACGTCATCTAATTGGCGTAAAGCATGCCGCAGCAGATCGTTGGCGATCGCCTGCGTTATGTTCTCACAGGCGAGCCCTCGCCACAAGCGGGCGCGTGGCCATTCCTTCGCATCCGCTGCAGGTTTCCAGGCGGCTTTGACGTAGGTGATCTCGTCACCCTCAAACTTAGCAAATGGATAGCACAGGATGCGACCGGACGGTAGCGCGTACCAAAGATGCTGTCCTTGGAACAGGTACGTCACCCGCCCGGCTGAGAATTCGCGCCCAGGATTGCGCAGCGCCCTTGTGTACGCCTCTTCGAGCTTGCCCCAGTAACGTACTGCCCATGAGTTTGCGCGGCGCCAGGCGTCCACAATGCGGCGCGAATCGGACTCGGGCATGTAGACCTTATAGACCCGACCCATCGCCGTGAAGGCGCCCACCGACCCACCGAAGCCCAGCGACAGGATGGCGACCTTGCCGATCTGGCGCTGCTCGTCGGTGATGTCCTCGTACGGCACACGGTAGATACCGGCGGCCTCGCGGATGTAAATGTCTTTGCCTGCGCGGAAGGTGTCCAACACGTCCTCGGCCTGTGGATCGGCTGACGCCCATGCGGTGACTCTGGCCTCCACGGCCGACCAGTCGGCGACAACGAACTGCTTACCGGGCGCTGCGATCAGTGCGGGCCGGAGCATTCCCTTGAGAACATCTGTAACGCGTTTTCCAAATCCTGGGGTGATGCTGTGGCCTCTGACCATAGCGTGCCTAACATCGTCGGGCTGTTTGGCGCAGACGCGGCTAAAGTTGTGAACCTGCGCGCCATAGCTTGAAGCACGTCCAGTGGCAGATCCTCCCGCAAAGACAAAAGCACCTCGTACTCGTTGATCGTCTTCATCTGCCAGGCTCGCAAGGCGGCCGAACTTCGCAACCGACGACGCCCAGAGATCATCTGCACATTGAATGACGTCCGCAACATGGGTCGGAATCTCATCGGGGTTCTCCTTGGCAAACGTTAGCAGATTGGCGCGTACAGTCTTGTCGATACTGTACTTCAACTCGCCGTCTTTGTAAGTCTCCATCAACTTCAACGCCTGCGGTTTGATGCGATCCATCACCCACTTTTTCATCTTCGGGCTGCGCACGGACGCGATCTCACCCTCGGTCAACTCGACGACAAGATTCTCAATCTCCGCTTTCTCGGCCTCCGCGTAACGGATGGCGGCGTGCGCCAGTGGCAGGTCGAGCAAGACGCCACGGTCGTTAATGCGCTCGTTGGTGTGGTAGTCGGCTAGCTCCTCGTCTGAGAGCGGGCGCATGGCCTTGGAAATCGCGCGCATGGCACGGACATCTTGTTCGCAATATTGGACCATCTCAGCCATCAACGCTGGGTCGTTGTTAAAAGTTCCATCGCTACGTGGGATGGAAAGCAATCGAATAAGTTGGTTTCCTCGGTGGTCTTTGCGCATGACGCTGGAGATGGCGCGTCCGACGTCTTCGAGAGACCCAGGCAGGCAGTTAGCACGCGCTTGTGCCGCTGTGCAATAGAACTGCGTGAGATCGAAATTAACTTGTAGGACGTACCAGAATATAAGGCGCTCGAACGCAGCGTTATGAGCATAGATTGGCCCCTTGTGATGCCGAACAGCGTCAGGGAACGGCTGGTCGGGAGTCCAGGTGACAACCTCATCGTCGTCAAACGCGTAGGACATACACAGTACATCCGTGGTTCCATCTTGGGCATAGTTATAGACTCCCCGTGAGGATAGGTCGCACTTCGACCGGGTTTCGAAATCGCAATAAAGTATTGTCATGGTAGAGGGTGGCTCCTGTCATCCGCCAGCATCAGGCCGAACCGACCAAGGAAAACCTGATGATTAAATGACAGGAGCCATTGAAAGGTGGGGTACTCGCTGCGTCTGGTTCTTTCTCGTCGTCAGTGGTGAATTCTGACTTCCCCAGCATCCGCTTTCCCCCATGCTACTTAGCCGCGACGGCGGCGGGCAGGTGCGGCTTCGGCGTCAGCAGTCTCTTCAACTGCGTCGGTCGATTTGCCATCCATGCTGATCCACTCAACGATCTCAAAGACCGGTGTGTAGATCTTGCCGTACGACTTGTGCTGATAGTGGTCTTTTTTTAGACGCACAACCGGCACAGGCTTGCTTTGATCAGTTTCGACTTGCGTAGCAATCGCAACGCCCAGCTGCTGGACAGCGCGCTTACCACCCACAGACGTGACGGTGTAGCGCACCTCCAAGTCCTTGTCCTGACCGCTCAAGCATTTTAACCCCATTCCAACCTGCACTTCCCAGCCCTTCTTCGCATCAGGCGGCGCAACACCGACTTCAGGACGTGGCTCAGTGACTGGCACCATCTTCTCGGCCAGCACTTCACCCTCACCCCATGCGATGAAGCCGTGAACGAACGACATAGGATTGACTGCCCATGTGGTGCCGTCTTCAACTTCGCTTTGGTTCGCACCGTAGACCCAGTGGCCGCCCTTGTCCATCTTCAGAATGACGGAGCCAACGGCGCCGACATCTTGTTCCAATGAACGAAGCGCAGTAGTGAGCGCGGATACGTTTGGCAGGTTTGCTATAGCGAATGACATTGTAGTTTCCTTTACTTAAAGTTTAGAGAGGGCTGCAGACAACTGCTTCCCGATTTGCAACACCGCTGGCCGTGCATCATCATCCGTGGCCAACGTACTACCCGACGAAATCGATACGACTAACTCCGCCGGTAATTCCATTTTAATCTTTTTTAAGAGCTTCTCGGCTTGTGCCGGCGAAATAACTTCCAGCTCTTTGTACGGCTCAACAAGCGATTTCAACAGAAATGCTTTCGCTTTCTCTTCGTCCACCCACTGGCGTGTGCCGCGTTTGGCGACCAGTTTGTAACCTGGCACTGTCTGTCCGTTCTCCAGCAGCTGGAACGCGAGCGCGCGCAGGTTCTTGACGTAATCCTCCAGCATATCGGCCTGCTGCAGCTGCATGGCGATCTGGTCAACGGGCAGCGCTGCGAGTTGTACCTTCAACGCGCTCTCAGCGGCGCCTGTCATCTCAGGACAGATCGGCTTGGCTGTACACCAGCGGCAGTGGTCGCCTGTTTGCATCGTTGGGTTCGGCCATGATGACTCACGCACAGCGCGGGCGAGTTCGACTTCGAACTGCTTCACGCGCTCGGGTGTCGTCACCCAGCGACGCATCGCTGGTGGTTGCACAATGATGCACTCGATCTCTTCAGCGCCTTCAAACACCCATTGCGCTGCTGGTGTTCTCATGGCGGCGGCTGCGTAAAATAAGAGCTGAGGGTTGTCTTCAGCATCCACAAGTACGCCATCGCCAAATTTCCAATCAAGAACGATCGCGCGTTTACCTTTACGCCCAAGTAAGTCAGTGCTACCAAAGACACTAGGCAGAAAATCGCCAAAGCCAACTCGGGTCTCAACCATGTACTCCATCTTCTTTTCGGGGTCGACTTCGTCGAGTGCTTCAAGAGCGGGAATAATCTTTTCATCGAGTAGCTCCGGTGTGAGTGTCTGATCTTTGTACTGGGCACCAAGCATTTGCGTTGGCCTCTTGTCGAACTCCAAGAGTTCGGCGATGACGTTGTGCAGAAGAGTTCCGCGTGCTGCGTGTTCGGACTCGGCTTGTGGTGGCATCTGTTGCACCAGCTTGACCGACGCTGGGCAGTTGATGACGCGCTTGGCGGTGGAGCCGCCGACGACATTGGAATGATTCACTTTACCTCCGTTTACTGTTTGAGCCTCGACTATGCCGCACAAAATAATCCTTGTCAAATACTTTTTGATGCCTTATATTTCGCAGCATGTTAGAAAAAGAAATCGAGAAATACTTTGTGTGGACAGTCGAGCGCTCTGGCGGCAAGACGTACAAGTTTAGGTCAGTCAACCAGCGCGGAGTGAGTGACCGCATCGCTTGTATGCCTGATGGCAGCACATGGTTTGTCGAATTGAAAACCAAAGGCGGTCGGCTGTCAGAACTACAAAAGATATTCCGCAACGATGTGTTGCGCTTAAAACAAAACTACGCCTGTTTATGGTCGAAGGAGATGATTGATGAGTGGATTAGACAAAGAATTTAACGAGTGGTGGGATTCCTGTACGGAGGCAAAAGACAATCCTTTTAGCCCCGAAACCCCTATGTTCTGGGCGTGGGAAGGATGGCAAGCGGCGGTAAAAGCAGAACGCAATCGTACATGGACGCAAGACCATTGGACGGAATACGAACATTCGATTGCAGCAGAAGAACGCGAGGCGTGTGCAAAATTAATGGGTGAGCTGACTTGCATGGGCAACGCTAAAGAATGCTTTGAAGTGGCTGCAACATATATCCGCGCAAGGGGGCAGCAAGAGAATGGGTAAGAAAGAAGTTAGAGCAAAACGCGAACGCGAAGCACGCGCAGTAGAAGACGAGAAAAATTTACACCGTAGGCTACACGACAATTTTTGGGGTAGACAATGCAACTCAGGCCATACCAAGATGAAGCAGCTGACTTCCTGTACGAACGTGACCGGGCGATGATCTTAGCGCCCGTGGGCGCAGGCAAGACGGCGATCACGCTGACCGCGATGGACGCCCTGATTAGAGGCGGGTACGCAAGTCGCTTCCTTGTCTTGGCGCCCAAGCGTGTGTGTACGGACGTGTGGCCGATCGAGTCGCGTAAGTGGGCGCCGATGCTGCACTGTCGCATGGCGGTGGGCACACCACGCAGTCGAGGCGAGGCGCTGGACTCCGACGCTCACATCGTTGCAACCAACTACGACAACATTCAATGGTTAGCCGAACAGGATCTGTCTGACTTCGACGCCATCGTGTTCGACGAGTTGACGAAGTTGAAGAACCCATCCGGCACACGCTTCAAAGCGCTGCACAAGGTGATCGACCAGTTTAAGATCCGCTGGGGTCTGACCGGGTCGTTCACCAGCAACGGTTTGGAAGACGTCTTCGGCCAGTGCAAGATCGTCGACGAGAAACTGCTAGGCCGTGCCAAGGGCGCCTTCTTGCAGCAATACTTTGTATGTATGAACCGCGACTTCGGCGAGTGGGCACCACGCCCAAACGCGCTGTCATTAGTCATGCAACGCATCAAACCGGCGACGTTCGTCTTGGAGCCTGGCGAGTACAAAGACAAGCTGCCGCCCTGCCATGTGGTCGAGCTGCGGTGCGAGCTGGACGACAAGAAGCCTTACGAGAAGATGAAGAAAGACTTCGTGGTGCAGTTCCCGACCGCCGAAATACTGGCGGCAAACGCTGCTGCGGTGACAAGCAAACTGCAACAGATGGCGTCCGGTTTTGTTTACGACAGCACCCGCGTTGCGAGCGACGCGCCGGGTCAGTTCACATCCAGCAAGACGGCGGTGTGGTTTAGCAGTCACAAGTTTGATCGATTGGACGAACTACTGGAGGAGAACCAGCATGCGAATACGCTTATTGTTTATCAGTTCCAAGAGGAAGTGGCGGAATTGCGTCGTCGCTATCCGAAACTGGTTACGCTCGATGACGACCGCGCTATTGAGCGATGGAACGCCGGCCAAGTCCAGCTCCTTGCTGTACATCCGAAATCCGCCGGACACGGTCTTAACCTTCAGCACGGAGGATGCCACATGGTCTTCCTCTCCTTGCCCTGGTCGCTCGAGTTGTTTGAGCAAACCGTCGGACGCCTGCATCGTTCCGGTCAGCTGCGCGACGTATGGGTGTATATCCTTATGGCCACGAAAACGGTCGATGAAAAAATCTGGGGCGCACTCCACGACAAACGAGCAATTTCCGACATAGCGATGGAGGCACTGAAATGACTGAGTTTTTACAGGCCACCACCGACCAGCTTTACTTCCGCGATCCGGACCTCGATCCACCGCCACGGGCGTGCAGTTTGCTGTTGTTAAACCCAGGCGGCGTGCTGATCGTTGGCAACTGGACGGATGACTGCTTGGGTTGGTGCCCGAAGCCGAAGATTCCACAAAGCATTAAAAACAAGATGACAAGGAGCGGCGTATGCGCCGACTAGATTACTGGAAAGCCAAACTCACCGCAGCGCGAACAGAGGAACGACAGCGCCGCAAAGAGTTAAACCAAATGGCGCGCGCATTCGAGCGAGCGCTGGAACAAGTTGATGAGATACAGAAAAGGATAAACGATGAAAAAGCTAAGCTGGCGCGCCCTAAATGACAAAATCGCGTTGCTCTCAGAAGATGAAGTATTCGCGATGCTCACACATGAGACGCTAAACGAGCGCCGCAGCTCCCATCTGCAGCGCCTGCACCAGCGTTACTGCGCCCTGCGTGACGCCCGTGAGCGGATGGAGATCATGAGTAAGGCGGTACGTCCATGAAATGTCAGCAGTGTGGCACCAAGACGCACGTTGTAAATACTGCGCAGCAACCAGGCGGCATCCGGCGGCAACGCAAGTGCCCATCATGCAAGAACAATGCCTACTCAGCCGAGGTGTGGATAGCGGGTAACGTTTTGGTGGGGAAATCGATTTATACTAACGACGAGGCAGCGTTGATAAAAAAGAAAGAAGTCAACACTCGCCGCGCAAATGAAGATAGGAGGAAAGACGATGCTTTATAACGGTAAATTTGTTAGGACCTACGAGACAGTAAAACCCGCGCCCTATGACACAGGCAAGATACGTATTGGCGAGTTCTACACTCCACCCTTATATCAACGCGCATCTACACCTGAAGAGCGTTTCGTGCAGGACATCGTGCTAGGTGACAAGCCACAGCGCGAGTCACCAATCACTAAATTCTTCGGGAGGTTATTAAGCGTATGAAAGAACTTGTCTACTTCTATTACGCTGCGATTGTCGTAGCAACGCTGAGTTTCTTGGCCTTCTTTGCAAAGCCGCCTAGCCGGCCCACAGCGGCTGAGTGCGGGATCGCGGAAATCATTCCCGACATGTCGCCGCAAGACCGTGCGGTGTGCCGCCAGCTGCGACAGCATCGCCTGTAATTACTTCTGCTTTAGGGTTTCGTACTGGGCGTGGCACTGCTTGAGGAGGGTGCGGAGCTGATCTGCTCTGGCAGCCTCCCCTGCAAGAAATTCTCCATCCTCTTTAGAAAGTCCTGCTCCAGTACAGCTGGTGGGGGCGCATCCAGCGTTGGCGGTGTCGGGCACGGCACTGGCAACGCTGGCGGTGCGACTCGGCCTGTCGCGCAGGCTGTTAGTAAGAGCGGTAGCGCGAGCGTTAAGATCACGGATCTCACGGTCTTTTTCCTTTCTCAGTTGGTCGGCGCCGGCCTGCAACGCCTGCTCTTTCTGGCGCGCGACATCTTGCGCGGCAGCGTAGGCGGCGTACTGTTCGGTCTTTTCCTTGTCCCAAGCCTGCTGAACTTCAGCCATGCCAAGTTCGTGGCCTTTGTACAGACCGCCTGCGCCGGCAGCAGCTACCGCCAGCGCAGCGCCTAAAAGGAACCAAGGATTCATTTGGGTGGCACTTTTGTTCCGTCCAACTTCTTATGAACCTTGACCATCTTGCACACCTCAACCTCTTTGCCCTTTTGCTTCTCTTTGTGGCAGACCTTCTTCGTCTCAGCAGCAAACAGAACCAGCGGCACGAAGGCCAGAATCGCGATTAGGGTTTTCATTCGTCTCTCTCCGGATGTGGTGGTTGAACTGGTGCTGCTTTTCCGCCGTAGCCAGTGGCCGCAGGTTCACCTTCCGTACGCACGGTGGTAACCGTAGTGGTCACTACCGGCTTTGGCGGCTCTGGCTCTGGCTTACTGAGGTTAGGCGGCACGAACTGTGGCAGCGCTTCCTTGCCTTTGACGGCGATCAACGTCGCCAGCGCGCCCAGGATGTACTTGGACATGTCGGAGAGCAACAGGAAAAACTGCTTGTCTGCTGGCGCCATGCCGGACATAGGTTGCGTCACAAACACAACCGAATACATTGATAGCGTCGCCATCATGCCCAGGATTGCGCAGAACGTGATGCCGATGGCGAACTTGAGATACGCGTTAAGTTGTTCTTCGGTTAGGTGAATCATGGCTTGGCCTTCTCAGGTTGAGTTACATCGTCAGGACAGGTGCCGGTTGCAGTGCAAATGGGCGGCTTGCACTCTTTGGTTTCCCAATTCGCGGGGTCTTGGCACGGGTAGCGGAACCGATCACTACACGCACTAAGCGCCCAGCACATGCAAAGCATGAGCGTAATGTTTTTGACGATCTGCGAGTCCAATGGTTCCTCCGTTAATCCGCTTAGTCATAGTCAAGATGTCGCCAGCATCTGCCAGCTTGTTCAAGCTCGTATTCTCCCAGTACCAGCAGGCGCTCTGCGCTGCACCCTCGAAGGTCTGCATGTACTCGGCAGCCGCCTCTGGCGTGATCTCCAGCGACGACGCAAACCAGAAATAGTTGTCTTTGCCGGTGACCTGGATGAGACCTCTGCCCTTGTACCGGGCGCCGTCACCGGACGCCTCGTCGCCGTTGCCCATGCGGTTGGCATAGACGCGGTTGGCAATCTTGTCCGGCTGGCGGGCGTAAGCGTTGGCGGTAGCGTCGTCGGGGAAATATTTGGCAAACGTCTTGCGCAGCCCTGCCGCACTGTAGTTCAGATTCTCGGTCAGCCAGACGAACCCGCCCGACTCATGCCCGCATTGCGCCATAAACGCTGCGATGCGTTTGGGGGTGGTGATTTCGTACTCAGCAAGCAAGGTCTTGCCGCCCAACTCAGTCTGCTTGCCGAACAAGGCGTCGTACCACTGCTGTGGGTATTTGGTGTTGGGGACTAACTGCTTAAATTGCTGCAACGTGATCATTCTTCACCCCTCATTTCCCGTAAAACTTTTAGCCGTAATTCTTTCATCTTGCGGGTTTCGTCCGCCGCGCGGTACAACGCGTTATTCATGTCCATGTACATGACGCCCATCACCGGCAGCGCGATCACTAGCACAAAACACAAGACCACCACGGCGACGAGTAATGCCCACGGTACGTCTGACTCAGACGAAGAAGCAGGAGGACTCCGACGTACCACGCCACGACGAAAAGGATTGCTCCAACCCATACCGCCTCTTCCTTCCTTTTCCTTCTCAACCTGCGTTGCCGCGCCGCTTCAATCTGCATCTTCGCGGTTTCCCGCTTGTGTGCCTGATCCTGCTCAATGACAATCTGCTTCCACATCGCTTCGTACTTGGTCCACAACGCGCCTAGTTCGGGCGGTGCTTTGTAGACCATCGTCTCACGCAGCTCCGCCAGCATGGCGTCTAACCTTGACCGGACGATGACACGCATTAGCGCCCGCTTGCCAACCGAATCCGTACCTGTGTAGACCTGCGTCGCTTCCGCTTCCTGCTGGATAAAGACCTTGCCGATCTTGTCGTACTCGTCCATCAGGGCGCCTAAGTCGGTGCCGATCTGGATGAATACGTCGTTGGGATCAGCCCTGCCAATCTCCTGAACCCGCTGTACTTCTTCGTTGTACTGGATCTTCTGTGCGTTTGTCGGGTTTTGAATCTTCCCGAACTGCGCCTTCAGATCATCCAGTACATCCTTAACCTCGCCTGCGGCGCCCTTGATGTCCTTGTAGAGCTGGCATCCCTTCTTGACTGCAGCCACTGCCGCGTTGGCTGCGGCCAGAAGGGTGAGCGGGTCAATTTTATTGCTCCGTTGGTATGCCTTGCTGGCGCATAATTTCTTGCACCTGCTCTAATGTAGGTTCTTCATTACGGTCATACCCAAATTCAAGTGCCGGCAAGGATCGCTCTTCAACAACCGTAGGCGTGGTTTCAGACGACGCAACGCCGCGCGTACCTACTTGGAGAGTGCCGCGTTTTAGTAGGTTTAGCGCGTCTATCGCCCGGTCGCCTTTGGTTTTGCCTTTAGCCAGATCGGTAATCAACTTGCGGTTATTTGGGTCAAAGATGACTTTCGAGAACGCTTCGGGGCTAGCAATAATGCTGCGTGCAAAGTTTGTTATTTCACGCAACAGCAAGGCTTGTTGAGGGTTAGCGCCTCCACCTCGCGCTGTACCAAACACTGCGCCGCCCGATACACCACCTGCCCCAGCTGCAGATTCTTTGCTCATCACACGCTGTAGGTATTTAACAGCCAACTGCGCGTCTGCTAAATCAGTGGGATTGGGGAATAGATCCGCTAAGTCGCCTTTACGCTGCAATGCGCGCAATGCTTGGCCAAGACTAAATTCAGGATCTAGCGCCGATGCACCCGCCGCGCCCTGACGGCCACGGCTCAACACGTCGTCCATCTGCGCGCGACGCAATGTCTCTAGCACCCCATTGACTTGCGAGTTAGGACTGTTCTGCATGACGTCAATTAAGACGGCGCGTTGCGATGGTGGCATCCGTTTAAGTTTATTCAACACGTCTTCCGGCACCAGCTGGCTGACGTTCTGTACATCAAAAGCCTTGGTCAATGGACGCTCAGCAAACTCCTCAACGCGGTCGATATTGGCAGCGAAATTGTCGCGCGCTGCTTTTAACTTGTCAGCGCCAGGTATGTTGTTGTTGATGGCCTCATCCAACGATTCCTTGAAGCCGCGCAGCACCGACAATGCGATGCCTTTTGCTTTGCCAGGCGCCACATTTTCAAAAATGTTGCCTTTGCCAAAGTCGGCTTTACCGGAATACGCCGCTTCACCCCAGATAGCAAGATTGTCTTGCAAACGGCCAATGCTGATGGGTTTGTTCGACGGCGCTCTAGCCGGTGTGATGTTTACCGACGCAGGCTGGCCAGTTGGGCCAACTATAGCGGACGGCGTCACCGACGCTGCTGCGCCGGGGTCTACGTATTCCTTTAAGATGTTGTCAAGCGACTGTCTCAATGACCCAGATGTCGGGTCTTCAGGTACAAGGCTGGCCAACTGCGCGCGTACACGGTCAACAATCGGTGTCGTATCTACCTGCCCGCCAGATGCCTTGGCGGCGTTAAAATCTTTCTTGGCGTCGGAGCGCAATTTGCCGGACAGCGTTTTGCCGTAGTTCTTAAACGCATCCACAATAGTGCCCGTAACTTGCTGCGCGCGAGCTGTATCAACAGACGCGCCAGCAGCGCGCTCAAACAGATTAGTCAAGAACGACTCAACATCCCTTGCCTGTTCAATACGGAATTGCACTGGCGCTTGTCCTGACTCGGGCGCTGCCGCTACGCGTGCTTCTGTAGCCAACTGGTTGCGGAACAGACTGGCCTCGCCGGGTGTAATCCGGCCTACGCGCAGCAGCTCGCTAATCTCGGCTTCTGTCGGATACGTGCCGCGCGGCTTGGTGATCATGCCTTGCGTGCCTTTGTACATCGCCTTTGCGCCGTAAGGCGCCATCATCAAACCCATCTGAACTAAGGGGCTTTCGGGCGCAATTTGTTGTGCTGCCATTGAAGTCGTTCCAGCAGCGCCGAATTCACCGGCAAGACCGGCAGGACTGCGGCTAAAAAGACCCGGTACGCCTAGCAAGCTAAACGCAGTAGCAGGCGCGCCCGCTTCGCCAAACTCATACGCACCGCGATAGCCCGGAATAGTTAATATATCAACGCCGGTCACGTCTTTTATAAGACGCGCTAAACCGGCAGTTGAAAGTACATTAGGGTCTTTGGATTTACGCGCTAAATCATATAGATTACCCCACCCACCAATCATATTAAGAACACCTTTAGGTATTCCTTTAGCAATTGCCTCAAAACCTTTTAAAAACTCACCAGAAGTTGTACCGCGTTCATCCATGACAGACTCGGTACTGACAGGAATACCCTGCCGACGCATTTCTTCTTGTACTTGCTCCAGTGTGGGTTCAGCCATTATTGTCTACCCCCTTTTTTATCTTTCAATAGTTTTTGCTCCAAGGCTTTTAAGTCTTGAGGAGACATAGTAGACAAATCAATTTTATTAGATGGGACATGAAACGCCCCGCTATTTAGCGACTTAAACCCTGAAAGCCCTTTGTCTGGGTTTTTACGTATGTAAGCCTCTACAGCGTCAGCTTCAGATATTATCTTGTTATTCTTTTCTGCTACATATCGTATAAGTTCACGTCGCGCTGCAGCGCTATTTTCAAGTTTGGGGAATAGTTCGGTAATAAATACGCGATCGCCTTCCGATACTCCAGGCCCAAGCTTACCTTGCAAAGCATTAAACACCAGATCGGCTCCTATCTTCTGATACTGCTCTGATCTAGATAGATTATCTGCGCTTGTTTTATTAAGTATGCCTAATGTGTTAAGAAGGTTAGTGGCACCCACCCTACCAGAGGCAAACGATCCGCTAATCAAACCTTGATCGCTTAGTGAGAGTAGTTGTCTTAATGAGTCATTAGACGCGCTTGCTGCCTTCTTATTAGCTCTGGCTGTTTTAAGGTCTTCAACATCCAACTCCGCCACGCCCTTAACAATGGTTTTTTCTGTTAGCGAGCCAGACGAACTAGCGGTTGCAGTTACTTGCGATGTCAAGCGGCTAACATCCGCGTCAGATATTAACTTACGTACTTGTTTTCCAGTTGAATCGGCGGAATAAATAAACTGTTGATCTTTATTTTCATCAGCATAGACAGTTTTTCCTTTATCTGGACCAGACCTAACTTCACCCACAACCGTAAGGTTAGGTTTGTCTTTTTTAATTTGCGCCTCTAATACGCTGAGTTTATCTTTAGCCTCCAAAACTTCAGGTGCCGTAGGATCTTTAGCTTCACGTATTTTTTTACGCAGTTCGACAATTTTATCTGCAATAAAATCGCTCTCAAACTGTTTAGGTGTATCGTCTTTTTTGGCTAACTGTGATTTAAACGCCTCTTTCCATTCTGTTGAGTTACGGTCGGGGCTCACGACATCTGCAAAAGCTTCAGCAGTCCGCACTGCTTCTGTTTTTGTATCCGCTGTCCCTTTTAGCGGCGCTATAGATTCAATAAGCCTTTCAATGGATTGTACTGCGTATGAAGTTACTCCAAACTCGCGCACAGCAACTTCGCGCTTCTCAAGTAAATCTTTAAGTTCGGTGGTCTTATCAGCTTTGTCTTTAAACAATAACTTATTGTAGTTAGAAGAAAGTTTTTGCTTAAACGCATCAGAATCAGTAGCAAGCGCTGGATTTTCCGAAACGGTAAGTTGAAACGCGTTCTTATACTCTGCGGTTTCCGTTGACCCAGTGGCTTTTTGAGCTAGTTGCAAGCGCTTTATTTTAGCGTCAATAGAGTTACGTTCCAGACCTTCAGGTAGAGCATCTCGCTTCACAGTCAATTTGCGAATTTCTTCAGCGATCTGTATGGCTTCAGGTACTTTTTCTCTTTCGCGCTGTTCAGCCAACGCTAAGTCACCCCTCGCCTTACGCGCATAATCAGCCAGCGTCAGCGCCAGCTCTTGGTCATTAGCTTGCGACGCGCGCTGGATACCAGCCATGAGCGACTCAGGGTCTGCAGGGTTGATCGTCTGCATGATCTCCTGCCGCTGGCGGATGCGTTGCAGCTGTGGGTCTTGCACGCCCAGCAAACCACCAAAGCCGCGACCCAGCTGCTGCGCGCCTAAAAACACGCCGTAGTTGGCTTGCCCTCTAGGGTCAAGATTAGCGAAATTAATCGCGCGCGTTTGTTCATCCGCTTGCTGCTGCGCTAACTGCTGCGCCTGATATTGTTCAGGCGACATGAACAGACCTAAGATATCACTGGTTGCCATAACTTATCCTTAAATCAAGGGCCAAACTCACCCCAAACGCTAGGGTATTGGTAGTATTGCGAACTATCGGGGCCATAATCAGCGTATTGACTTGCCTGCCATGAAGACAAATTACTGTAATCAGAAGGCGTTAATTGACGCTTACCAAATAGATTTGCTGCCCCTCTAGTCAATGCTCGGCTGCTACCAAAACCCATCAATGCCGCAGACATTGGATCAAACTGCCCAGCCTGCGTTGTTTTAGCAGCGCTCACACCACCCTGCAACAACGACTGACCCACGTTGGCGCCTGCCTGCGCTGCACGACCGCCCAGCTGAGCGCCGATATCCAGCGGCTGCTGACCCAGGCTCTCTAGCGTCGAGATGCCACCTATTGTGGTCGTGAACGGACTCAGCGCGCCCGTGACGCCCGACTCGTAACCACCCAGCAAACCTGCGCCTTGGCCAAACAGACCGGTGCCAAACGCCAGCTGACGCTGGCCTTCCTGTTGGGCTTGCGCTGCCAGCTGCGCATCTTGCTGCGCCAAGGCGTTGTAGTACGCTTCCAACTCAGGATTAGACGCGCCAAGCCCAGCACCACCGCCTGGTCGCATGCCAGTAGCGCCAACAGACAAGCCGCCACGGCCAGTCTGGAATAGTTGGTTCTGCAGCTGCGCGTACTGACGTTCACGGCTGGGTGCTAACAAATCCATCTGACGCGCCATGTAGCGCTCGGCCACCTGTTCAGGCGTCTCAGCTAGGTACTGACCGCCCAGCTGAAACAGCTGCTGCCCAGCCCGCTGCAGCGGGGCGTAGGCTTGTGGCGCCATCTCAGCTTCACTCAGCCGCTGGCCAGCCAGCGTATCTAAGCGTTCTTGGTACGCGGCCAGACGTGGGTCAATCTGATACCCAGCACCTGTCAAATTACCGCTGGGGTCAAATTGAAATTGACTCTGCCCAAACCGGGTAGTTACACCTACGGGGCGGAATCGAGCGGCATCCGCCGCAATGCGCGCAGCTTCTAGTTGCGCTGCTGCGGAAGTCCTTGCGGCTTTTTCTTGTGATTTTCCACCTAGAAAACCACCTAAAAGGCTGGCGCCGCCGCCGATAAGTGCTGCCGTTACTGGCATGTTAGTACCCCTTTATCAAAACTTCATCCACCTTTGCCGGATCTTTCTCGTCAGTGGCGTGGATGCAATACCAAACACAATCTTCAATGGATTTTATGCCATGTACTAAACCTGCCTTGACATCTATACACGCAGGCGCTTCAATAACTTCTATCTCATCGCCGATTAATATGGCCACACGTCCTCTAGCCAAAATCGACAAGTGGCTAAAGTTATGCGTGTGCTTCAAAATAGTTTGCCCTGCTTCTACACGCATCTCTTTAGCGTACATACCATCAGAGAAGTGATGAATAATCTGATGATCGAGTAAATTTTTGACGATCATGCTGTGCGCTTCCACATATAAACCGTAATGTACGGCTGGTAATTAGCGTTGGTGCCCGAAGAACCAGTCGTGCTGTTAGATACGCTAATACCAGTGACTTGAGAACTTGTTGACTGCGGTGTTGTACCACCCACACCATTTCTACCAGAACCATTTTGCGCCAACCCTGGCTCATAATTAAATGTGTGCGAGTGGCCTGGGTCAGTCACCGTAGCAGTGTGCGTGTGGCTTACTACGATTGCGTTTGCCGATCCACCCGTTTCTTCTGCGGTATCAAACAGCGAATTGCTTGCGTCCAAACCAACCATGACGCGGCCAGCACCGAATGCCGTCCACGTACCAAATCCCAACAACGTACCAGGATTAGTGCTGCTAGTTGCGTTGGTGTAGATAGAACCTACGGGATACAACGCGCTTTTAATGGCGTCAGCGATATCTTGCACAAACGCCGTGGTTGCCAACTTTGTGCTGTCGTCGGATGTTGACTGCGTAACTGCCGTTGTGCCGGTAGGCAGCGCAGGCGTGCCGGTAAACGTAGGGCTGGCCAGATCAGCTTTGGTGGCAATAGCTGTAGCGATATTGTTAAACTCGGTGTCAATCTCCGTGCCCTTAACAATCTTGGCCGCATTGCCGGACGCCAGCGCATCTTTGGCGGCGAAATCCGTTGATTTTGTGTAGTTTGACAAATCAATCCCCTTGTTTCAAATATGCGACTAACTGAAGCGCGCTCATGTCACCCTTCCGTTTTTCGACAGAATTTCAATTTTTTGAATCGACAGCGGCGAAGCATTAATGTCAGCCTCATAGCCCGTTTGAACAATACGGCCAGTACCCGTACCTTGCGCGTATAGCGTTTGTAGTGCAATACCGTTGGAGTATTGCGCAACAGGAACGCCATTAGCGCCATATTCGGCTACCCCATATTCGGACACACGCTGTGTCGGAATCTGCGTGTTTTGCGACAGATAGTTTTCGTTAAAATCGAAGCCCCATTTGATAGTCACAAACTGGTTCGTGCCGCCAATGACAACAACGCCGATGCGCTTCAATATGGATGTAACGCTCTGATCGCCCAAGTCGCTGTGGTTTGTAAAATACTGGAATCGGTACTCAGCTGTGTCATCTAAATACGTGCCGTACTTTCCAATGTAGCCAGTCTGCCCAAGCAGCAAGTCGCCATTGCGGCGCGATAGTAATGCAGACGGCGTAATCGATGTCCACTGCGTCACACGCGCAGATCCGTCAGGTAAGTATCCACGCGTATCAAACACGTAGACAGACTGATTGGTTGGTAACGTCAGCAGATAGAACGCGTTGAGTTCCGAGTACACGGCTTTAATATTTGCCGCCGTCTCGCCGGCCACGATCCCCATCAAATCGTTACGCACGTTCTTACTGATATCCCGGAACGGCGCGGACTTTTCTTGAATTGTGCGCATCAATGAACGCACGCCGCTGTTAGACAGGAAGAAAACGTCCGTAGCGGTAGGCTGAATCGAGTCGCGCGCGATGCAGCCAATGCCGACCACCGTATCGTTTAGCGACATCGTCGCTGGTGCTGTCGCACCCTGGTAAACCAGTATCTGGCGCTTACCGAAGATGATTAGGAAGTTGTTATGCGCAGCCAAGCCGACAATCTCATCGGGTCCTGCAGGCCATACATTGTTCACATTCAGCGTGCCAGATGTGCCGCCCGTATAGATGTGGCCGGCCAGCAAGTCAGAGAACGTCAGAGTTTGCTTGTCCGCCGCAGTATTGGCAATCCACAGACGACCGTACGCTGAGATGACGATATTGCCAGACGGCACCGTGCCAGCGTATCCCGTCTTCTCACTGACGCGGCGGTAGGTCGTGGTGCTAACTGCCGGATCGTAGATCAGCGGGTCATGGCCTGTCTGAAAGAAATACGTGATGCCATTAAGGGACGCGCACTGCCAGTTGTTGGCCGTGATGGTTGGGGCGGTACCCCCTCCCCCGTAGGTCAACTCGACAACTGCATTGCTGCCATCGAGCTTAAAAATTTTGTTGTTGCCGGCAAACAGGATTGTGTACGTGCCATCGGCGACCACCAGCTCATGGATGACGCCGGGGTCGTTCGCACCGAGATTGCCAGAGCTGCTGTTGACCTTAGACCAGCCGGCTCTCGCGCCCACCCGGCCATACTGATCGATGACGCAATTCGTCGCCACCAAAGCAAACCCCGCGTTCAAATCAAGCGGCGAATCTTGGGTGTTCAGGCCGTAAAAGCCTGGCGCCGAGATCGTATCGATGCGCAGTGGCTGGCTCATGAGGCGTAGAACTCCTGCATTTCTGGGAACCGTGTGGCTTCCAAAGCAATGTAGTCGGACAGCATGGATTTATACAGCGCGTAGGCTTCTGAAGAGTTCAGGCCGCCATCTTCGCCGCGCTCAACCAAAGCGCGGGCGTAAGCGTTCTGCGCTACCAGCACATCCGGCACCAACACCGACGTTGAATCCGAAGTCAGCGCGGCTTGTGGTATAGACAGGAAAAACTTGATGGAGTAGACGCCGTTAGGGCGTCCCCACAGTTGTACCTTGGCGTCTCCGTTGCCATCAACACCTTCGAAGCAATATTCGGTAGGCACGGCGGTCACTTGCGGCTGCAAGTTCTGCTTGCGGCGCATCTCGCCAACAGGAATGACTTCCATGACGACATTGCTGGTGGTGTTTAGCGGATCGCTGGTAACGCGAAATTTCTGACCGGCGCCAGTCAACGAATATTCGTATGTAGCCGATGTCGTGGTAAAGGTGATTTCTTGGCCAAGCGCGTTCCAATCGTAAGCGTCCTCGATCTGGCGCTTAGCGTCATTGACGAATTTGCCAATGAGGGAAGAATAGGTAGTCAAGTTGACGGTCGTTACCTGCGTCTCCCGCAGGCGAGCTAACACATCGTTGACGAGTTCTAGGTAGGTCATTTGCTTTTCGCCTTATTCCTTGCGGATATAGCTTTAGCTTTTACCTTTGCATCTGCCTTGGATGTAGCGCCCCAAGCGTTTAAGGACAACAGCAGCCGGGTGGGCTTACCGTCTACACGCTCTGGACCGGGCATGTTGCCCATCCTGGCAAGAAAAGAAGCTCGTCGTGGGTTGTCGCCGGATTTCACCGGCGCTTTGAGGTTGCCCCCAGTTGTTGCATTATAAGACTCCCTGCCCTTGGCATTCAAGCCGCCTTTTGCATTTTGACCGGCTTTTCTTTGCCAAGCGGGTGTCTTCATTTTTTCCTCGGTTTAGCCGTTTTAGCGGATTCCTTAAACGCAGCGGCAGTTGGCGCGCCTTTGGAGCCAGGTTTTCTCATCTTCTCGCCAGAGCCAGCCTTAATGCGTGCCTGTTTGGCGTTGATGTTGGCATACAAGCCGGCCTTCATTTCTTGGCCTTTTTCTTAGCCATGCCGGCCATGCTAAGCCCGATCGCTACCGCCTGTTTCTGCGGGTAACCCTCTTTGCGCAGTTTGCTGATCTTGGCCGAAGCAGCTTCCTGCTTGCCTTTTTTCGTGTATGGGTACTTCTTTCCGTCAACCATTGGCATGATGTCACCCCTTATTTGAAAAACAGTCTATCTGCAGCAAAAGTCAGTATGCCGCCCAAAGCGGACGCGATGGTCATGCCCATCCAAAAGCCGCCTTTGGACTTATTGGCCATCTCCAGCAGCTGCTTGACGTCGTCTCGCAGGCCATGAACTTCTGCCTGCAATGACTCGACTTGCGCCTCTAGTTTGCCGAATTCTCTTGGATCAATTTCCGACATTGTCTATTTTCCTTGGCCGCCCCATCCGTTTGGTCGGGGGTGTTAAGTTAATTACCACCGGCGTTTCTTCCTGCTGGCCTTCTGCCACATCGATACGCACGTAGCCTTGATGGCCTTTCATGCTGTCGATGTCGTGCTGATAGATAAACGTGACCGTCTGGCCACTGGTCAAGCATTTGAAAGTCGCCACAAAACCTCCGAACGGCAAATTGGGGGCTTGCGCCCCCAATTTTTACGCCAATGAACGTACTACGACCAAACGAAGTGTAGCGGAAGCCAAATTGACTTCAGCGCCTGTTTCGTTTTGGAAACGGATACTGACCACGTTAGCAGCGCTGACGTAGGCGGTCACGATCAGACCCGCCACATCAACCGCCAACGAAGCCGACAGCACCATATCGCCCAAGACTACGCCAGGAACGGCTACGGTATCGGTGTCGCCTGCGCCATCAGCCAAAGTATCGGCGTCTAGCGTTGCGCGAACCAGAAAAGTATTAGTGTAGAGGCCACGGAACTGGTCATTACCAGCCCGAACCACGACGGAAGTTGCATTTGCCATGAAGTTCTCCTAATTAGGTTGAAAACCCCCGGCCGAAGCCGGGGAGTTTAATTAGGCTGGAACAGCCAGTGCAAAGGCCGAGGACGATGTTGCAGCGCCGACGGTTGCAGCAGTACGCATTGCCTTGACACCGTAGAGCATGTCAGAGGTGAACAGCGTGCC